ACCCGACGCAGGGCACGTGAGGCAGCCCGTAAGCAGGTCGCCAAGGAGGCCGCGGTGGTCGGTGCTGCTGGCCTGATACTCGCCACGGACTCCGCGGTGGACGACGCGATGGCGCACGCTGCCGCGCAGTCGCTCGGTGTGGTGTGGCTGCAGCACGCTCTGTCGAGGATCGTCGGCCGCAAGCCGGTCGACCCCTCTGCGGCGCTCAAGGCGCGTATCGAACGTACGGTCATCACGGAGAACGCCAGCGCTCACAGCGACGAACACCGTCGCGCGTGGGTGGCGCTCCGAGACCAGGAGCCGGATGCCCCCTGGCGCACGCGAGTGTTCCGGCGCTGGGATGCTCGCTTGGACCGTAGGGTCTGCGCCGTGTGTCTGTTTCACGATGCCGAAGAAACTCAGATCGGCAAGTCGTTCCGGCAGGGGCATGAGCCCGGCTCTGTGCACCCAGGCTGCCGCTGCATGAGCACGATCGTGTTCTTCCCTGCGAGCGCCACCATCATCACTTCCAGGGATTCCGAGGCTGCCTAATGTTCGTGTTTCATAAGATTTCGGGCACGACCCCGAGTGCTGCGAGCACCGCTGCGGTCCTCGGCACCATCAGCGATTTCGGGCTCGATAAGTACAGCACTCTTACCGTGGTTGCCCAGCTCGTGGGTGCGACGGGCGGCACGCTGGACGTGATTGTCGAGTCGAGCGCAGACGGTGGCACGTCGTGGTTCGAATACGGTCGATTCGCTCAGCTCGCAGCGGGTGCTGCTGCGGTCGTGAAGCGCGCTGTTCCGGTGCTCGATAACACGGTTGCGACCATCGGGCGCGTGACCTCGGGCACCGCCACCACGTCGGTTCTTACGGGCGACACGGGCTGGGTGGGTCACTGGGGCGACCGCCTGCGGGTGCGTTGTATCGCGGGTGCGGGCACGTCTGCGGGCGCTGCGATCGTGCTCGATTTCATGTTCTCGGGTCCGAGCGACCCTCGCTGAAGGATTAGATACTATGGGTCGTCCTGTTCGTAATATCCCGGACCTGCTCGCTTCTGCGGTTGCGGCACAGTTTAACGAGTTCAAGCGCGAGATTGCGGCCAACAACTCCAAGGTTCACGCGGACGTGACCTGCACGGAGACCGAGGCGGGCGCGACGCTCGCGGTGGCGAGCGCGAACGCGTCGGACCTCGCAACGTCCATCACCCTCGCGAACGAACTCAAGCTCGTTTACGAGACGCACCTTGCGGACGCTGTGGCTCACAAGCTCGCGGACGCTGCTCCGGCGTTGACTGCGGCCTCGGACCTTGCGACCGGCATCACGCTCGCGAACGCGATCAAGGCCGATTACGAAGTGCACCGCGCGTCGACGACGTACCACTACACGGCGGACGCGACGAACACGATCGCCGCCGTGAACGCGTCGGACCAGTCGTCTTTGAATACGCTCCTCAACGAGCTCAAGACCGACATCAACGCGCACATTGCTGCTGCGTTTACCACGCGCTCGATCAAGATCATCGGGCCGTGATTGAGTGACGGCCCATCGCGACGCGGTCTGACGACCGAGGGCCAGCCGCCCAAGCGGCCACAGGCATTAGGGTGGATTCGACAGGATAGCCGAGGCTTCCTGCGAAGCGGCTTCGTCGCCTAACCCGCTCCCTCGGGGGCAACACACACGGAGGTCGTCATGGACGACAAGCCGCAGGGTAACGGTGCACCCGAAGCACCGCAGGGTACGAGTGCGCCCGAAGCACTGACGTTGGACATGGTTACGAAGATTGTTAATCAGGCAATCAGCGCTCGTTCGAAGTCGTTCGAGAAGACTCTCGAACAGAAGCTCAGCGAGCTCTCAGGCAAGTTCCAGCCCGCTGCGCCTCCCCCCGAGGAGAGTCCGGAGCACCCGACCAACAAGGGTCTCATGAAGCGCCTGGAAGAGATGCAGAAGCGTCTCGAGGCCGCAGAGAACGAGAAGAAGGCCGAGCAGGAGAAGCTGCGCGATCGGGACCTGCGGTCCAAGGTTGCAGAGCGCCTGGCCGCGGCAGGCATCGACGGGCAGCGCGCGAAACACGCGATTGGCTTCCTGGTTGACGCACAGAAGTCCGTCAAATGGGACGGCGAAACCCTCGCCTTTGGCGAGGTCGATTTCGAAACCGGCGTGAGTGATTGGCTCAAGTCGGAAGACGCAAAGCTTTACCTACCTCCGCGCGGCACGAGTGGCTCCGGGGATAGGCCAGTTACTAGCAGCGGACGGGGCAACGCGCCGCCCGATCCGGATGCAGGTGCACGCGCTGTCCTGACCGATTGGTTTACGGGCAATCGCTGACACTTTCTTACGCATCGGCGCGGTTCACAGGGTGTATTCGTAAATGGCTGACCAGACTCTTTCGACCGTTAGCTCGGCTCTTTCGCAGCTCTACGCGCCGAAGCTTGTTTCCCAGTTCAACCGACTCTCCGTCCTCACGGCTGCATTGCCGAAGAAGGTCGGCAAGGGGAAGAACGTTGCTTGGGACGTCCACTTCTCCGCGGGCACTGCCGCGAGCTACAGCGACGGCGCGGACGTCTCGACGTACGACGTCGACACGCCGGTTGCTGCGACCCTCTCGTGGGGTCTCTACCGCACGTCGTTCAGCGTCTCGGGTCTCGCCCAGGCCGCTGCCGCGTCGTCGGTCGGGTCGGCTGCCGAGCTGATGGCGCTCATCGAGACCAATGCCGCTACCAAGGGCATGAAGCTCGCGAGCACGCTCAACGCGGACTTCTTCACCGGCACCTCGGCGATCGTCGGTCTCGAATCGGCTGTTGCGGGCTCGGGCACCTACGCGGGTGTCGTCCCCGGCACCTACAGTGAGTGGGTCTCCTCGGAACTCGCGAACGGTGGTGTCTCGCGCGCGCTTACCAAGAGCCTCCTCGATAACCTCGAAGAGGACATCTACGAAGCGTGTGGCATGGCGCCGGACCTCATCGTGACGACCCCGGCGATTGCTCGTAAGTACGAGTCGCTGCTCGACGCGAACTCGCGTTGGGTCGTCCCCACGGGCGACATCAGCGCCGTGCAGTCGGGCAACGGTGCGCGCTCGGTCCTCAACGACCACAGCGGTTTTACCGGTCTCGCGTACAAGGGGATTCCGATCTTCCGCGATCGCAACTGCCCCGCCGGCAAGCTGTTCATGCTGAACCGCTCGTTCATCGACATCGAGGTGCTCCCGCAGCCCGGGACGAACACCGCGACCGTCGAGAAGGCGAAGGAGCTGGCGGGTGAGTGGGGCGCGAACGCGCTCGGCATGCTCGCTCGTATCGAAGCCATGGCGAAGACCGGCGACTCGGACAAGTTCACCATGAAGGTGTACTGCCAGATGGCCGTCCGTCGCCGCAACGCGCACGGCATCCTCAAGGACATCCTCGAAACCTGATGTCTGACTGGCATAACCCAATGGGTGTGCCGGTGTTCGTTCGGTACCGCGACGATCACGGCCAAGCGGTCGAAGTCGTCGCGGTTCCGGGCGGAGTTTGCACGGTGCCTCCGTGCATTGATTCGCTGGTGCCGAAGATTGCACCGCAGCTGGTGAGGATCGATGGCATTCAGCGAGACCGAGAAAGCGAATGTGCGCCGGTATCTGGGAGCGAGTCGCTTCCACATCACGAGCGACCCGCGACTCGAAAGCGCAATCACAACCGCCGAGAGTCACGCAGCGACTGAGACCCTCATCCGAGACACGCTGACGGCGCTGGCGACTGTCCAGACGCAGCTGGATGAGTGCGTCGCAGCCGCGATGGCGCTGAACGACGGCGATACGCGGATCGACTTCGGATACCGCTACCAGTTCGCGATCCATCGAGGTCGCATGCTGGTCGGTGTCATCTCGGACGCGCTGGAGTTCCAGCCGTATCGAGACGTGTGGACCGCCCCGAAGCTCGGTGGCGGACGGATGCGCGATGCCTAGTTTTCGCGCGACCGTCCTGCAATATCTCGACGTCGCACGCGGGGTTATGGGACGCAGTAGCCTGGAGCTCAGGCAGTACGCAGTCACGCGCATTACGCGCACGTGGGCCAGCGGCACTGTCGGCCGCGGGGCGTACACCGAAGCCTCGCAGGCACTCACCTGCAACGGGTCAAACCCGCGCGTGCGTGAGGCATCCCCGGACCAGATTAAGCAGCTGCTCGGCTCAGGGCACCTGTTCAAAGAGGGCTCGTTCATCGTTGGCCCACTCACCCCCGAGTGGACGACGGGCGGATACGCATACAGCGGATTCGACGCAGCCACGGGTGAAGCGAAGCAGATTCTGTATCGCGTCGTCGGGCCTGGGGTCGACTCGTATTTCCGCGCGGTGAGCCGGGACTTCTCCAAGCCACTCCGCATCGAGCTCGTTCTCGAGCCCGCAGCAAACGCCCCCGCATGAAGCTTACAGGCGACTTCGGAGCGCTGGCCTCGCTGGTCATGCGCTTCTCCAAGGGCGGCCTCAGCACGCGCCTCCAGCAGGAGGGCGCAATCGAGGCACGCCGTCAGGTGCGCCGGTCGTTTGCGGAGTCCCGAGACCCGTACGGCAAGCCGTGGGCGCCTCTCAAGCTGCGTGCGGGTGCACCACTCCGCGACGAGGGGAACCTTGCTGAGTACACGGTGGCCCTCAGCGGCGGCGGATTCGTGCTCACTGCGGGTGCGCCCTACGCGGCGACTCACCAGTATGGCGCGACGATCAAGGGCAACCCCTGGTTGACGTTCTCGGTCGGTGGCGCCTGGTACCGCATGAAGCAGGTCACGATTCCTAAGCGCCAGATGGTGCCGGAGGGGACCTGGGGTCCCATCTGGGAACAGGCGTTTAGCGAGCGATTCTCCTCAGTCGTGCGCGACTGGTTCACGGGTGAGTAGTGGGATTCCAGACCGTTTACGACGCAGTGTCTGCGGCACTGCAATACGTCGCTGCGTCCCGCGATAACACGCGCAAGCTGCAAGACTCCGGCACGCCGGACACTTATCCGCCGATGTACGTCTGGGAGCCTCGCTCCATCGAGTACGGCGACGAAAAGGGCCCAGGCGAGAACTGGGGCACACGCAATCCGAAAGCGCTCCAGCTCGATGCCCACGTGTGGGACGTCGCCTGCTGGGGCGCTACTCGCACAGATTGCGAACGCATGCGTCTCGCGCTGATGCGTGCGGTGCGCGATGCGGGGTTCGGGCCTGGTGGTTGCGAGTTCGGCTCTGCGACCTGGGCGTATCCCGAGTGGAGCCGGAACGGCTACGCGCTCGTGCAGTCGATGACGGTCTACGTCCCGGCGGTCTCTGTCGAGGTGCCGACTGCGACTGGCACCAGCATCCCCGAAACGGACGTCGCGAACGACGTTATCGAGACGGTTTCGATTACAGCCGTAGACCCGCGCGACGCGACAGACGCAGTCGAGGGAGACGGCATTCTTCAGGGTGGCGAGGAATGACGAAGAGTGTTTTCGAGTGGTCGACCGAGAAGGCCGGCGAACTCAATGCGTCGCATAGCGGGCAGTGGACCGGGTTTCTGGATGTCTTTACCTGGGTGCTGAACGGCTGGGCGACGAAGCCTGAGGGGGCTTGGATCGCGACGGATAAGGGCGCCGCGCTGACGGAAGATGAGTTCGCGGAGGGCGTGGAAAACGCCGACGCGATCACTTGGAAATAAGGACCTAAGCGATGGCGATTCCCGCTGTTACCGTTACCGTCACCGATGGTGCGCTGGGCGTAGTCCCCGCGGACTCGTCGGCTGCGACGGCAATCATCGGCACGTGCTCGTCTGGCACTGCCGATACCACTGTCTATTCTTATCAGTCCGCTGATTCGATCTCCACGCTCAAGAGCGAGCTTGGGTACGGGCCAGGCCCCGAGGCTGCTGCCAGTGCGCTCAGCACCGACGGCTCGGCTGTCTTCGTCGTGCGTGCGGACACCACGGGTGGCACCGCTGCGGCGTCGAGCGCGGTGACCCTCACTGGCACTGGTCTCAACCCTGGTGTGACGGTCTCCGTCGGCACTGGGTATGACGACTACGAAGTGCAGGTGAAGATCGTTGCCGGAGGCGCGGTCGCCACTGCGACGTTCCAGTACTCGCTCGACGGTGGCGACACCTGGAGTGCGACGATCGTTTCGGCGGCCACGTACGCCATCCCGAATTCGGGGCTGACGATCGCGTTCACGGCCGGTACCTACGTTGCGGGGGACATCTACTCGTTCACCTGCACCGCGGCCACGTACACGACCACGAAGATGGGTACGGCGCTGGACACGCTCCTTGCGTCGACGAACCAGTTCGGGCTCGTTCACATCGTCGGTCGACCCTCTGGCGCGAGCGACACGCTCAAGGCCACCGCGTTCGCCGCGATGGTCGCTGCGGTCCAGACGAAGCTGGACACCGCGGCCACCGCGTACCGCTACGCGCGTGCGATCTGCGACGGTCCCGACGTCGCGAACGACTCGACCGCCGATGGCCTGCTGGCCACCGCGTTCGTGTCCACGGACGCTCCCCGGTGCGTTGCCGCTGCGGGCTCCTGCGAGTTCACGTCGGCGCTCGTCTCCGGTCGCAAGCAGAAGCGCCCAGCCTCCTGGCCGATGGTGCAGCGCGCGCGTCAGGTGCCGATTCACGAGTCGATGGCCTGGGTGGGCCGTGGCTCGCTCGGTGCGGGTGTCGCGTTGAAGAACGCCACCGGCACGGTCTCGCATCTCGATAGCCGTACGCGCTCGACGCTCGACGGTGCGCGGTTCGCCACGCTCCGCACGCACATCGGCAAGGCCGGCGCGTTCGTCACGCAGTCGAACACGATGGCTCAGTCCACCTCGGACTTCCGCACGCTCCAGAACGGGCGCGTGATGGACCGAGCGTGTGTGGTCGCTTACGGGGTCCTGGTCGACTACCTGGAAGCCGACGTCCGTATCAACGCGACGACCGGCAAGATCCTCGAAGCCGACGCGGTGGCCATCGAGAAGCGCGTGGAGTCTGCACTCCGCGATGCGCTGACGTCCCCCGGACACGCCTCCGCGGTGGCCGTCACGGTCAACCGAGACACGAATCTCCTGAGCACGCCGACGCTCAAGGTGCAGATCCGAATCACGCCTAAGGGCTACGTGAACGCGATCAGCGCGAATATCGGATTCAATAACCCGGCGCTTCAGGTGGTGAGCTGATGCCGACGATTTCCTATCCCGATAACTCGGGGAATAAGTTCGATTACACGAGCATCGAGCTCGATATTAAGGGCACCAAGTTCGTCGGCGTTAAGGAGATTTCCTACTCCGACGAGATGGAGCCCGGCGAAGTGTACGGCACGTACGCTCACTCGATCGGCGTCACCCGCGGCCAGTACAAGGCCGAGGGCAGCATGACGATCTTCAAGGAGGAGCTGCCGAACCTGATTGCTCTGCTCTCGGACTCCGAGGGTAAGGGCTGGATGGAGACGCAGTTCGTTGCGAGCGTGAGCTACAGCGAACCTGGCAAGACGCTCCAGACGGACGTCCTGTACGGCTGTCGGATTAAGAAGGTCGAAGACTCTCACTCCGCGGGCGGTGACGCCCTGGAAGTGAAGATCGACCTGCGCGTCCAGCGCATCGAGCGCAACGGCAAGATCGGTATGAGCAAGGTTCTGCGCTGAGGGGCGCTGAGGAGGAGGGAATATGTCGCTGAGTGAAGAGACGATCGAGAAGCTGAAGGAAGAACACGGCGAAGTGTGGGTGATTGAAGTCGACGGCGGACAGCCGATCGCCTTCCGTTGCCCCACGCGCCAAGAGTTCCGGAAGTTTAAGGCGATGGCCTCGGACGAGAAGAAGAAGCCGGATGCAGACGACCTCCTCGCACGCGAGGTTGTGGTCTACCCGTCGAAGGCTGATTTCGATGCGCTCCTGAACCGTCGTCCCGGTGTGTCGATGCGAGTCGCGGGTGCAGTCATCGAGGCTGCCTCTGGCGAGGAGCTGAAAGACGCAAAAAAGCTCTAGCCCGCTTCCATGCCGCTACGCGCGACGTGGCTGCGGGTGGAGATTGTGTGATTGCCGCCATGCGAATGGCCGTCACCGGTGAGGAAACCGAGGACGGCTTAGTGGGCGGGGCGCTGATAGCGCGGTTCCTAATGCAGTTTGATGCCCTGATGCAGGGCCTGAGTCGAGGCAAATGAACCGCCTTCAGTGGTATTTTTCGCTCATCGACCGGATGAGTGGTCCGGCGAACAAGATCGGTCGGGCGCTAAAAGGTCTGAACGACAAGATCGTAAAGGCCGGCCGCGACAAGTCGACCGGCCGGTTTACGCAGTCCATCTGGACCAAGTTCAAGAAGTCTGCAGGCGGTGCCCTGAAGACGGTTGGCGAAGGCTTCGACAAGCTAATCGGATTCATGGGCACCTTGGGCGGCGGGGCAATCGTCGGCGGTGGCCTCCTCGCGGTCGGTGCGCACTTCGCGATCGATGCTGCGTCGTTCAAGCGCAACATGGTGCAGGCGTTCGAGCTGATGCTTGGTAGCCGCGCTGAGGCCGAGAAGGTCTATAAAGAGATCGACAACATCGCGGACAACACGCCTTTCGAGGCGCGCGATGTGTTCAACACGTTTAAGGCGCTCAAGGGCTCCGGGTTCGACGTCGCATCGTCGAAGAACGTGATGGCGTCGATCTTCGACGTTGCTTCGCTCGACCCGGCAAAGTCGCAGGAGACGATCGACCGCATGACGAATGCGGTCCTGAAGCTTCAGGCCACTGGCAAGGCCACGCTCGACCCACTGCAGGAACTCGCAATGGCGAGCGGCGGCATCGTCGGCGTCAAGCAGATTGCCGAGCAGATTGCCGAGATTAAGAAGCTGAAGAACGGCGAGGCCGCGCTCAAGGAAATCAGTGCAGGCCGAGTCGACTCTGCGACCGCAATCTTGGCCATCATGAAGGCCACGTCCAAAGCGACGGGTCAGGGTGGCGAGGCTATCGGTGGCGCCACGGTGAAGTTCGGCTCAGGGTCGTACGAGGGTCAAATCTCGACCCTCAAGAGCCGTATCGGGTCGCTGTTCGAAAATATGAACATCGAGCCGGTCATCGCAGCGTTTGCGAAGATCAACGCGCTCCTCAAGGTCGGCTCCCCTATGGGCGACCAGCTCGCGGGCATCTTCAACGCGATTGCCAAGGACGCAGGCGAGTTCCTCGCGAACATCGACTGGGCGGCCACGCTGACGTCGGTCGTAGACATCGTTGTGGGCCTCAAGAATGCCGCTTACGCGATGTTCGACGGGTTTAAGGGCGCCATGGGTCCGCTTATGGATCTCTTCCGCGGCACCGACGGCAAGGCGATGACGTTCGCCGAGACGATGACCAAGGTCGGTCGCGCGGTAGGCGTGTGCGTCGCAGCGCTTACGTGGGTTGCGGTTGGACTCGCCGGTGTGGGGTATGTGCTCTACGTGGTCGCGAAAGCGATCGTGGATGGCGTGCTCTGGGCCGTCGACATGCTGGCCCTGTTCGCGTTCAAGACGGTGGAGTTCTTCAAGACCTGCTGGGACTTCGGCACCAACATCGTCAACGGCATCTGGGGCGGTATCAAAGCCGCCTGGGCCGGCATGATTCAGGGGTTCAAGGGCTTGCTGGACATGTTGCCCGCCACGGTCAAGCAGGCGCTCGGCATCGCCTCCCCGTCGCGTGTGATGATGGAGCTCGGTGGGTATACCGCCGAAGGCTTCAACGTCGGCTTGCAGCAGGGCGGAGCGAACACCGCCGGCCTCCTCGGGGGCATGGTGGCAGCGCCATCGGCTCCGTCGCTTGGTGGTCTCGGTGGGTCGTCTACGGGCGACATCACCATCCAGGTCAACGTCGACGGCGCAGGTGCAGGCGGTGACGCCAAGCAGCTTGCGTCGGTGGTCTCGAGCAGCGTGCGCGACGAACTGCGAGCAATCCTCCGCGACTTCGCGCAGCCCGGTGCAGCAGTTCAGGGGACGTAGCAGTGCCTAAAGTACCTTTCTGGAACGATGACCCGCAGACGTGGGACGCGCTCTATATCGGCATGAAGGGCACTGTTGCGCCTGGCATCGTCGAATCGATAGAGGTCTCGCGCAAGACCAAGCTCGATAAGAAAGTCGCGCCCGGAGCAAACGGGGCAACCCTAACGTTTCAGGGCTACGAGCTCGCAGAGGTGACGATCAGCATGAAGTGCTGGCGTGAGCCTCACTTGGAACGCCTGCAGCTTCTTCTGGAGTCCATCCTCCCGAAGCCTGGCAAGGAGGCGCCGAAGCCTCGGGACTTCGTTCACCCGATCCTCGTCCTGCACGGGCTCAAGTCGCTGTTTGTCGAGAGCGTCGACGGACCCACGATGCCAGACGCTGATGGGATCGTGAAGTACACGCTAAACTGCATCGAGTTCGCGCCGCCCCCGAAGAAGGTGGCAACGTCGACCCCGAAACAGTCGCAGGCAGCGATTGCCGGGTTCGGCAACGCGCTCGACCCCGCCAAGCCCCCGAACACTACGCCATCGCCCGCACCCGTAGCCCCGAGCAAGGCCGGAGCGCCCGCACCCAAATGAGCCTCGTAACCCTCAACGGCATCCGCGTCCGCTCCGCAGAGGTGCGCATGCCGCACGTGGGCCGTTGGGAGGCAGACGTTGCGATCGATGCCGCCGCAGCACCTACCGGGCGCGTGGTCCTCAAGACCGCGGGCATGGAGCTGCGCGGCACGGTTGAGCGTGGCGGCACGTTCGCAGAGCGCTCGCGCGTGCGTGTGGTGCCTGGCGCGGGTGGGCTCACGACCCCGCTCACGCCTAAGTTCTACACGTCAGTCACGGTGCGGACGGTGCTTGCGGACCTCATGCTGGCATCAGGGGAGACCCTGAGCGGCACGAGCGACTCCGCGACGCTGGACCGCGTGCTTACGTCGTGGAGCCGTCCTGCGGGGGACGCGATCACGGCTCTGAACTCGCTAGCCAGCCAGACCGGCTCGCAGTGGCGGACGCTGGACGACGGCTCCGTGTGGGTAGGCGTTCACACCTGGCCCACTGTGACGTTCGCGCACTCGCTGCTCGGCCAAGACATGGCCGCGGGGAGCGTAACGATCGCCTCCGAGACCCCTCGTCTCCGCCCCGGGGTGACGTTTCTCGGACAGCAGCTGCACGAGGTCGTACACACGTTCGAGTCCGACGCGGTGCGTACGCGTGCGTCGTTCGGTGGGTCGCTCGGCTCTCTGCTCTCGCAGGCGGTGACGCGTCTCGGTCCTGACGTCGACGCGCTCCGCACGTACGCGGGGACCGTGGTCGGTCAGGCCCCGGACGGCACGCTGGAGATCAAGGCGGACGACACGACCCACGCCCCCATCGGGTGGACCAAGGTTCCGATCCGCTCCGGGCTCCCCGGCACGCGCGTCACGGTCGCCTCAGGGCAGCGTGTGCGGGTGCAGTACGAGAACGGAGACCGCACGCGGCCGATGGCTGCGTTGTGGGATGAGGGGACGGCGGTTGAGAGTATCAGCGTGGCTGGAGGCTCACTGAGCGTTGCGCGCGCGACTGACACGGTGGACTGTGGGATGCTCATAGTGACAACGACCGCCGCGGGCGCCGTATCTCTCATCGGTTACGTGGATGGGACCACCGCCACTGCGGTGCGAGAGGCAGCACTGGCGGCAGCGACTGCAGCCGCCGCAAGCTCAAGCAGCGTGGTTACCAGCATCAACCTCGTTGGCGCAATCAACCCCAACGGCGTGAAGCTCAAAGCCTAGGCGGAATCATGAAGACCACCTGGTCGGAGGCCTTCTGACAAACGTGTCGAATGGCTTCATTTTTCACCTGCACGCTGGCCGCAAAGCAGTATTCGAATCCGGCGCACACCATCACGACGGATCTCGATAGATCCTCTTTAGAACGCCCCGGCATGGCGACGTCAGCAAAGTAGAGCGGTGGGGCGCCGTCGACGGCGTGCTGCGCACACGCCGCCTCTACGCGCGTCCACCCTTCCGCCACACCAGCGTCCTCGCCAGCGTGCGCGTCCGGCACGTCCACCAGGACGTCGATAGCCGCGTCCACAGCCTCCGGTACGCGCTCCGCGACCGACGTCCCGCATGCACCCAGCAGGGCTGCTGCAACCACAAGTTTTCTCATCTGAGGAGCCTACCGCTCGATGGCCACCACCGCAGCACTCGTGGCGGCACGAGAATTTGCGTCGAATCCGACGCTTGACGCCGCTGTTGATCTCGCCCTGTCCACGGGCGCGAGTCTCCACGGCTCCAGCTACTACGTGGTCGTAGTCGCCATCGGCGCGAGTGCCACGGACGCCACCGCGTACGCCACGGCTCTCGGCCTCCAGCTGTCTGCCACGAGCGATGCATACGTCGGCGCGGTGACGCCTACCGCTCTGAGCGTGGCGCTCACTCCAGAGCGTGAGGATGGTGGAGACTTCGACTCGCTGGCCACGCCTGCGGTGGTCGCGGTCAAGGACGACGCGGTCGTAGCCTTCGCCCACACCACGCGCGCGGCTCTGGGGCGTGCGGTACGGGCATCGTTTCAGGCGTATCTCACGAGCGTCGAGGAGCGTGTCACCGAGGGTGAAGACCCCACGCTGGCCGCGTTCGTGTCGCCCACGGACTACGGTCGGGACGTCTCCACGTTCCTCACGAATCCAATCGAGGAAACGCTCGACCTAGACCCCAACTTCACGCTCATTACGGGCACGCAGGCAGTCGCCGAAGCGGTCTCCCGCAGGCTCGTGACCCCGCGCGGGGCGCTCGCGTACGACCCGGATTTCGGGACCGACTTGCGCGACTGGCTCGAGCAGGACGTCGAGGAGTCCGGGACCGCGTTCGCGATCGCCTCCGCTATCGAGAGCGAGTGCCTGAAAGACGAGCGTGTTTCGAGTGCTGAGGCCGAAGCCACGTACGACTCGGAGGCGCGCAGGTTCGATACGCGCGTCGCGATTGAGCTCGTCTCCGGTCAGGTCTTTCGACTGACGCTCTCGATCGATGCGGTAACCGCCTCAGTGCTGAAGGTGACCACGTGACTGTTGCGCTTACCGACCTCATCGAAACTCGTACGAAGGACGAGATCCTGACCACGCTGGTCGGGTTTCTGCGTCTCGCGGGGTTCCCCGCGACCGCGTGGCAGCCCGGCTCCGTGCCGCGGCACCTCGTGGAGACGCTCGCGAGCACGGGTGCAGATACGACTGCACTCATCAGAGACATCGCTAAGGGCGGGTTTCTCGAACTCGCAGAGGGCGACTGGCTCACGCTGCTTGCAGCCAGTGCGTACGGTGAGGACCGCAACGCTGCGGTGTATGCCGAGGGGCAGATCGTCCTGACCGACACTGGCGGGGCACCATACACGTTCGCTGCTGGCGACCTCGTGGTCGAGTCCTCCGCGGGCAAGCGGTACCGCAACACCACTGGCGGCACCCTGAGTGCTTCGGGCACGCTGACCCTGAACGTTATCGCGGAGTCTGCAGGCAGCACGTTCAACGCACTGACCGGCAGTATCACGTCGCTCGTCACTGCGTATCCCGGCGTGACGGTTAACAACCCGGCGATCGGCACCACGGGCACGTGGCTCACGACCTCCGGCACCGACGACGAGACGGACGACGCGCTCCGAGAGCGCTGCCGCGCGAAGTGGGGCTCACTCGGTTCCGGTGGCAGCCGCGATGCGTACATCTACTGGGCGCGCAAGGCCTCCAGTCAGGTCACCCGCGTGCACGTGCAGGAGAACTACCCTTCAGACGGTAGCGTGGGCGTCTTCGTGGCGGGATCCACGGTACTGCCTACGACGGTCGTCAGCGACGTGCAGACGTACCTGGACACGCGACGCCCCCTCTGCGTGACGGCCACGGCCTACAACTGCACGGCAGTCACCATCACGCTCGCAGGCACGGTGTACTACCGCGCGACCGCAAGCGAGGCGACGGTCAAGACGGGTGTGGCAGCAGCGCTGACCGCGCTCGCATCCGGGCGTTCGCCGGCTTCGGGCTACGTCTACCGCTCGGAAATCATCGAGGCCGTGATGGCAGTGCCTGGCGTTATCAACGTCGCGCTCTCCACGCCATCGGGCGATACCGCGTTTGCCGTTGGCCAGGTGCCGACGTTTAGCGACCCCTCGTCCTCGTTCACCTGGACCGCGCAGTGACCACGTATCGCGAGTACCTGGAGGAGACCGCTCCTCCGTGGGGCGACGAATTCTGGCGCCGCCTGCATAGTGTGCTGGGCGTCCTGCACAACACCTATGCCGAGGGCGCAACCCAGGCCACGCGTGCGCGGTTCATCGCGGAGGCTCCGGCCGATGCGCTGGACTACATCGCAGAAGAGCGCGGGATCGAGCGCGGTGCGCTGGAGACCCTGGCGCAGTTCCGCGAGCGCCTGGAGCAGAGTTTCGAGGCGTACCAGTACGCGGGCACCGAGAAGGCGATCAAGGACCAGCTCGCAGCGGTCGGGTACTCGGGCGTTGTCATCTACGAGGACAGCGACTGGACCTGGGACTCGTCTGCGGGGACGAACTGGTGGCGATTCTGGGTGGTGTTCCCTGAAGGCACGCTGCTCACGACTGCACCGCCTGCCTACTGGGGTTCTGGGACCTTTGGAACCTTCGCCTGGGGCGGGTCGATTACAATCGCTCAGTACCAGCAGATTCGCCGCATTGTCGATAAGTGGAAGCCAGCACACGCGCAGCTGGTGAACATCATCGTCATCCACGACGGCGAACTGTGGGGCGACGGCCACGTCTGGGGCTCTGGGACGTGGGGCGGCTCGGCTTCTTACTACGGGTGATAGATGTCATCGACGATTACGGGTTCTAGCTCTTATTCGAACTCCGCGACGGTTCCGTCGGACGGAGACGCAGCGAGCGCATCGAGCGTCGTCACGCCGTTGCAGACGCTTCTAAATAACGACCGATACCTCCAGCAGCTTCTGGAAAGCACCGGCATTAAACTGGTCCGCAGCGTCGCCACCCTCGCCGCACTCGACGCGCTTACGAGCGTTGCGAACGGCGAGGTTGCCATGGTCTCGGGCTCCGGGCTCGTGTGCCTCTGGCGTCGCAACACCGCGGGCACCGGCAGCACAACCGGTCTGTATCGCGACCATGCGAGCGAGGCTGGCGGCTGGGATGCCGTGCGGTTCGGTGACTCGCTGTTTGCGACCGACGAGTACCAGGACACGTCGGCTTACGGCACTGCAATCAGCAGCACCTCCAGCACGTCGTACACGGACACTGCTGCAACCATCAGCATCGGCGGATGCAAGACGAGTGACATTGTCATCGTCAAAGCCGATTTCATGATCGAGCGGACGAACACCACGTACACGTCGACGGCTGAAGTGGCCATCACCGAGAACGGTGGCTCGGACCAGGAGCTGCTGACGACCGTGCGCCAGGTCCCGACCGACGCGGGCGACACCACGCGTCTGCGTACGGCGTTCAGCGTCTGCGGACGCCATGACATTACGACCAGCGGCACGCTCGTTGTGAAGATCCGAATCAAGTCCTCGAACGCTGCAAACACGGCACGCCTGGTTGGTCCGGGCGCTCTGATTGTGCAGGTCTACCGCCCGACGGATCCGTGATGGCTAGCTGGACTGACCTCGTACACAAGTTCCTCGGCCACGGTAAGTACAACGCCACTCTCCCCACGTACAACGATGGGCAGGCGGCTGAGGTGCAGACCGACTCGCGCGGTCGAATCATCACCGTCTCGGCCACTCCGACCAACAGCACGGTCGGCACCACGTGGTCTGACGAAATCAGCACCGGTGCCCAGGCAAAGCTTGTGACCGCGACGGCGAACAAGTCGTTCGTGGGTGGGTTCTGGACCAACACGGAGCCGGTGTCCGGTTACGTGATGCTGTTCAATCTGGCTTCCACGGGCTCGCTCTCAAGCGGGGTTACCGAGCCGTTCATGGCACCCATTCCGATCGCGGCAAACGGGTTCGTTGCGGTCTCACTGCCGCGCGCTCGGGTGTTTAGCACCGGAATCGTCTGGGCGATCTCCTCAACGCCTGACGTTTACACGTCTTCTACGGCCGCCGCTGTTGCGAGCGTGGAGTATCAATGATCGCCGTCTCGCTTTCGCCGGCCGCTTCGTCCTCGTGGACCGTATACGTAGAGGATGACGCGCAGACGCCGTTCTTTGGGTCCGCGACGGTCATCCGCTCGGCATTCGTCGCAAATAACGGCGCTTCAGATCGCTGGTGGATGGTGTTCAACACCGCCTCCGTTCCTGCCAACGGTACCGTGCCCGTGTTCGCTGTGCGTGTGGCTGCGGGTGAGCAGCTGCGTATCCCCATGGACTACCGGTTTGCAACCGGCGTCACGTGGCAAGTGTCCAGCACGTCGGCCACACTGACCGCTGACACTGCGGCGACCTTCGGCGTCAAGCTCGAATACATCAGCTGATGCCCACCCGTCCGATCATTCTGGCGAACGGGACGCAGCTATCGCCGATCGGATCTGTATCCGAGTCGTCGTTCACGATCGGCCAAGCCGTCGCGCTGACGCTCCAGTCCACGACCGGCTACACGTCGTTCGCATGGTCGCTCGTGGGCCGTCCTACAGGGTCCGCTGCGGCTCTCTCGGCGACCGCCGGGTACACCAGCTCTCTGACAGCAGACGTCGCTGGTGAATATCGCATAAAGGGTACAGCCACTGGTGCAGACGGCACCGCGTCCACGCGCGTCAGCGTGGTAATCGTCAAGACGCCCAACCGTCAGATGCGCAAGGTTGCACCTGCAATGGGGGTTGCACTCGAGACGCGGATGGCGGATCTCGAGGCGAAGTACAACGCCTCGCTCGACACAATCGACAGCGTTTCACTGGTCTCGGGCACGAGGCAGGTGGCCGACCGTGCGGCGCTCAAGGCACTCAGTGCAGCCACGCTCGCGAACAACGACATTGTTGCGTCGGCTGGTCTCGCGAGCGCAACGGATGGCGACGGCGGAACGTTCAAGTGGATCGCCGCAAGCGTCACTGCGGACGACGCAACGAACGTCATCGCCCTAAACTCTGGCGGTACCGGCAGGTTTCACCGCGTCACGCAGGGTCCCAGTGCGTCCACGGCAACGGCCGTGCGCGCGCTGTCGACCCTGACCGGAGGCCCGGCGTTCAACACGTCGCTCGTCTCCGCGATCAACGCGATTGCGACGGAGCTCGATAAGACCGAACCCGCATGCGGCTGCATTCGGTACCATCAGCAGCAGCGTCGACTCGTCGGCAGCGATCCAAGCGGCGGTCAATGCGGCTGTCGCAAGCAGCACCGTCAAGAAGGTGGTCTTGCCTGCGGGTAACATCCGCATCGACAACACCATCAGCATCACTGGCTCCAGTGTTGAACTCGTGGGCCACGGTACCAACCTGCGGTACTACGGCACCGCAGGCACTGCGGCCGTCGATGGCAATGCGGACTACGCGCGGTCGTGCGTCCTGCGCGGGTTCACCATCGAGGTTATGAGCGACGGCGCGATCTCCGGAGTCCGTTGTCGCTTCTCACACTGCCAGTTCTTTCAGATCGGCGTAACCCTCCGCGGCTCCGACAACATCGGCTGGCTGATGGAGGGTGACGTCGACGGCTCCGGACCGTATTACGACACCTTCTACGACTGCCGCGTGCAGGGTGACGCTACGTTCGTGAAAACCGGCCAGTACGGCTGGAAATTCACGTCCGCCGAAACGGCGCCAGGTTCGGGCGTGTTCACACGCGGACCCAACGCCTGCGGGTGGTTCGGTGGGCGTACGGGTCAGGTCCAGCACGGGTGGCTTATCCGAGGCCACGGCAACGTGGTGGTCAATCACGTGCTGGAGGCATGCGGCTGGGGCGGGAACACCATCGTCGACTTTGCGTGCGACGAGGCCAACCAGACCGTTGGGAACATTTTTGCGCCTCGGTATATCGAGGGGTCGAGCACGGCCGCGAACGTGTTCCGCATGGCAACGCTTGCGAGTGCTAACGAGGTTATCCAGGCGTATCGCACGTCGACAGGTTCCGCGGTTCTGTGGACAGACCCCAGTGGCGAAAACCACCTCAAGTCCTCGCAGCAAACGCGCATCCCTGTCGAAGACTACGCACTCGTCACCGACGACGGGGATTACCCCAAGATTATCGGGGACACCCTTCCAGGCGTGCAGCTGGAAACCTCGGCGGGTCACGTTGCGTACGTGCGAGCGTTTCCGAGCAACTCGCAAGCCTCGCGGTTTTACGATTTCTCGGTCACTCCGTCTGGTGGGTCGCTCCAGACGCTCTTGCGGTTCGGGACGACCGAGATGCACATGGCTGCATCGACGGTTAGGCTCAACAACAACAGCGTTCCGGTGTACCTATCGATCACCGGCAACTCCAATCCAGAAGGATCAAACACCGCACCTGCTGGGTCGATCCTGCTGGGGACGTCCGGCCGCGCGTGGCTGAAAACCACCGGGTCTGGAAACACTGGCTGGGGGCACATTCGCCCGTCGGCTGTGGGCTCGGACGTGGCGTCCGCTACCACTATCGCGCCGACCGCTCCGGTGCAGTTCGTGACCGGCGCGACTGCGATCGCCACCATCACGCCGCCCGATGCAGATACGTCGTGGGAGATGGTTTTCATCCCCACCGCTGCATGGACCACGAACACGTCCGGCAACATTGCAAACGCAATCACTGCCGTGCCCAATGTCCCCGTTTACGCGGTCTGGGTCCCCTCGACCTCTAAGTGGTACCTCAAATGAAACTTGCTCTCGGGCTTCAGCTCGGCCGCTCCCGTCGTCTGCCCACCAGCTACACAGGCGTTCGCGACTGGTGGCGTCCGCGCGCCGGCATCACGCTAGCCACGGGCGTTAGCTCGTGGGCCGCACAGGGCAGCGGGCGAACGCTCACGCAGGGGACGACCGCAAACCAGCCCGCGTATGCGACGGACGCGTCGTTCGGGGCTGCGTCGGTGCTGTCGTTCGACGGAACCAACGACCGACTCGTGGGCGGTACAGCGAGCGACTGGCGACTGCTGCACGACGGCACTGGGTGCACGCTGGTGTTCGTATACAAGGCCACCAACGTCGCGGCCGAGCGCGTGATCTTCGATACGTCGAACTTCTCGAGCACGGCCGCAGGCATCACCATCACGCACGACTCCGTCAACCAGCGCATGCGATTCGTAGCGGGCGGTGGCGTGACGAACACGATCGCCCTGACTGCGACGGCCAATAGTAGTGCGCCGAACGCAACGAAACTCGTGGCCACGTACCGGTACAAGGAAGGCCGCGCCGGTAACGAGTTCGACTTCCGCATAGGTGGGGCGTCTGCAGCCAGCGGCAACAGCGCGAACGCACCAGGCGTCGGTGACCCCGTGGGGGCGCTAAGCGTCGGTGGCCGTACGGCAGGCACTACGCTGTTTAGCGGCCTGCTCGCCGGTGTCGTCGTGGCGACCGATTACCTGGACGACGCGACGGTTACGGCGATAGAAAACTTCTTGTCTGCTGATTCTTCTTAGCCCGTTTGAGGTAGTCATGCGCAGTCTGCTCCTGGTGCTGTTTGCACTGCTGTGTTCGTGTGTGAGCAACCCGGAGCCTGCCGCTCCTGCGCCTCCGAAGGCGACGGTTGCCGAGCTTCGTTCGGCCTCGGTCGCTCTGGTGACGCTGAAGGATGACGAGTACCGCGCGTACTGCGCTGGGGTGTGGATCGGTCCTCACCGAATCCTCACCGCGGCGCACTGCGTGGTGGACGAGATCGAGGTCTATTTCGCCGTGCCGCAGGATACGCGCGGGGCGACGTACGAGATTCACGACTCACACCTCGCGCGGGTCGCAAAGATCGACACGGTGCTGGACCTTGCCGTGCTCGATGCGGCCCCCACGGCGCACGTCCACGGTGTCGCTCCGCTGGCCGAGCGAGTGGCGGACGGGGCGCTCGTCTGGACGGTCGGGTCCCCCAGGGGACTCCCGTTCGTCGTCTCGATGGGCGTGGTCGACGGCAAGCGCTCGGTGGGTGGCGTCGAGGGCGAGTTTCTGATGGTGACGTCGTCGGCGTTCTTCGGGTCGTCCGGGGGGCCTGCGTTCGATGAGTACGGGCGAGTCGTGGGGATTTGCTCGTTCATCGTTCCTAAGCTCCCGATGGCCACGTTCTGGGTCCACCCAGACGCCATCAATCGGTTTGCCGGTAACGGCTGAGGCCTTCCGCTTTTTTCGGTTCGTAAGTTCGCACTTCAGAGGGTGGTATTGTGATGGAGAAGCTTGAACTGGTGCTCCAGCTCATCGGAGCGATTGGCGTGGTCTGTAACATCGTGTCGCTCCTGCTCCCCGCGGGCAAAGCGCGCGACGTGCTCTCTCAGCTTGGCTTCAACCTCGGAAACGCAGTCAAGGCCGTAAGAGGAAAGTAGTGCCACGCAGTAACCCCCTCACTCTCACGCGCCTGGGCATCTGCCTGGGCGCTTTTCTCGCGTTAAGCGCCTGCCGTCCTGCGGAATACGTTCACAAGCAGGAGGCTCGCGTGGCAGTCGTGGCCATGGGGCAGGCGGTCAACGACGCGCGGGATACGTGCGTTAGCTGGTCGCGGATGAAGCCCGACGCGGAGGCAGCAGTGCTGCTCCGTAAGTGCTCCGTCAGCTACCAGGCCGCACGCGCCGCACTGCTCGACGCCTCGGTTGCAGTGGACAACTGGTACGAGGCTGGTGCCCCCGGCCGCTTCGGCTGCTCGATGGCGCATGCGGTCGCGACTCTGGAAGCGGAGGTGCCGCTGCTCCCGTCGCTGCTGATTCCGCAATCGGTGTTCGACGGGATGGAGTGGGGTCACTGGGCAGTGCGTACCTACGGGAGTGAGGGGGCGGTATGCAAGGCGTAGTGACGTTGCTTCGTGTGGTGGGAGTGCTCGCGGAGCTCTTCCCCGAAGTCGAAGAGTGGCTGATGCGCCTCAGCGAAGGCGACCAGACCTGTCGTGAGCAGCTGCTCTCGGTCATCGGTACGGACACGGCTGCGGAGGAGATGAAGCGGAGGGGGCTGTGACATGTAAGCCTGGGCCGACGGTCACGAACTCGGACTGCCTCGACGCGCTGCGCGCCATGCCGGGCGAGTCGGTCGACGCCTGCGTCACCGACCCCCCCTATGAGCTTGGCTTCATGGGCAAGCGCTGGGATGCGAGCGGTATCGCATACAGCGACGACCTCTGGCGCGAGGTCCTGCGCGTGTTGAAGCCCGGCGCGCATCTACTGGCCTTCGGCGGTACGCGTACGTATCACCGGATGGCGTGCGCGATCGAAGACGCCGGGTTCGAGATCCGTGACTCGATCGATTGGATCTACGGGTCCGGTTTTCCGAAGTCGTTGGATGTGTCGAAGGCAATCGATAAGGCGGCAGGGGTGGAGCGGGAGGTGCTTGGCACCGACCGAAACTTCGGCCGCACTCGCATCGAGGACGGGAAAACCTCGTTTGGCGATTACGCAGGCGAGTGGAATATCACCGCCCCCGCCACTCCCCTCGCCCAACAGTGGCAAGGCTGGGGCACCGCCCTCAAGCCCGCCCACGAGCCGATCGTGGTCGCGCGCAAGCCGCTCGTCGGCACCGTCGCGGCGAACGTCGAGAAGCACGGGACGGGGGCGTTGAATGTGGACGGGTGCAGGGTCCGACTGGATAGCGGCGAGGATACGCGTCGAAAGCCTGTGGCCACACAGGGGTGGTGCATCTCGTCGCCCACATCAGGAAGCATGAATGACAGCGCGCTCGCCGGCCGCTGGCCCCCGAACCTGCTCCTGACGCACTCGGCAGACTGCGAGAGTGAGTGTGTCGAGGGGTGTCCGGTGACGAGCATCGGCGAACCCTCCCGCTTCTTCCCCATCTTCCGCTACCAGGCGAAAGCCTCCAAGCGCGATAGGGGTGAGGGCAACACGCACCCGACGGTCAAGCCCACGGATCTGATGCGCTGGCTCGTGCGGCTCATTACGCCACCCGGAGGCACCGTGCTCGACCCGTTCGCGGGCTCCGGCACCACGCTCGTCGCGGCACAGGCCGAAGGGTTCGACGCAATCGGTATCGAGCGTGAGGCGGCTTACGTGGAAATCATCCGCAAGAGGCTCGGACGATGACCGCGCGTTACTACCCATGCGAGCCCACGGACGCTCTCTATGCGCTTGCCTCCCTGGAGTCCTTCGCAGGCGTGGAGCGCGCGCGGTACGACGAACAGCAGCGGACGCTGCATTACTGGCTGACGGGTGAGCGCACGGACGTCGAGCTTACCGACGTCGTGGTCCGCCGAACACTGGAGCGCGTCATGAGCAGGCATGCGGTCGTGACTGCGCCGGAGGGGTTGAGGCGTGCGTAACGTCCACAACTACTCGCATTGGCCCATCGTTCAGAAGAGAGGTCCCCGTGCTCCGCTTCGCATCTGCCTTCGCTGCCTGCACTGGATGCCTCTTGTGTTTTGGCCAGGTCTACCAGCTGTCGACGTTCTGCCTTCTCGTTGCCTATGCCGCGCTGCTGATGCGTGACCTGGAGGGGCAGCCGTGATCGTTAAATTCGTCCTCGACATCCCCGGCGACTGGGGCCCTTGGATCCTCGTCAGCCTCTCTCTGACCGTCACCGCATGCGTGTGGCTCACTCGCCCGCGTAAGCAGTGTGACGACTGTCACGGGTCCCTATGACTGACTTCCTTACGCTTATCTTAGTCATTGCCCTCACGGCTTCGGCCGTATTCGCCGGGGAGTCTCGCTAGTGGCACTCATCAAAGGTATCGACGTCTCCTCGGTGCAGGGGCGCGGATTCGATTGGCGTCTGGCTGCCGCTGACGGCGTGCGGTTCGCCATCTGCAAGGCGGGCGGATGCAACAGTGCAGGCGCCAAGTATCAAGACCCCACCTTCGTACGCAACAATGCGGAAGCGCGTGCGAGCGGTATCGCGGTGGGCGCGTACTGGTTCTTTTCGCCGGCACACTCGGCGGCCGAGCAAGCGGACCGGTTCGCCGCAATCATCGGCACGGTCGACCAGCTGCCGCCCGTGATCGATTTCGAGGTTCGACACGGCGCTCCGGTCGCTCAGTGCATCGAGCGTGCGGAGGAGTTCGTCGAGCGCATCGAGTCGGTCACCGGTCGACCCTGCATCGTCTACACGTATCCGTCGTTTTGGCGCGAGCTTGGGGTGCACAGCACGCCGCTCGCGAGTCGGCCGCTCTGGATTGCGCATTACAAGGTCGACCCGGTGAGCGGTCTCGCCTATCCGCTCGCCAAGCCGTCCGTTCCTTCGCCATGGAACGGCCGCTACTATATCTGGCAGACGAGCGGCAATCGCGGGCCACGCATCCCCGGCATCCCCGTGGACGTGGACCGTAACGAAGCGGAAGAGAGCGATATCAAGGCACTGCTCACGATGCGCGCGGGGACGTCTCCTCGCATCGAGTCAGACGCCGAAGCTATCCAGCGGTTGCTCAATGAGCGTGGAGCATCGCTCGTCGTGGATGGCAAAGTCGGACCGAAGACCCTTGCCGCGATGCGCGCATACCTGGAGCGCGTCGCATGAACGACATGGAACTGCTCCGCGAGATTCGGGACGACGTCCGCGCGGTGCGCCAGGAGATGACGGGAGCGCTGATGCAAATCGCGAGTCTTCAGGAGTGGCGGTCTCACGTCAGCCAACAGGACACGGAGGCCCGCATGCGTGCGCTGGAACTCGAGGCTCGCGTGCGTGTGCTGGAACTCAGCAAGGCTAAATTCCTCGGGTGGGCAGCGGCAGCCGGTGGGGGCGCCAGCATGGCTATCCAGTTCCTATCGAAGAAGTTGGGGCTTTGATGCGCTGGACTCAGGACCAGATCGCGTATCTGGAGGTGCTACGCGCTGAGGGCCGCTCGTGGGACGAGATCGGCCGCGTCATCGGCAGAACCGCCGAGAGCTGTCGGACCGCGGTGAGGGACCGCCGGTTGGCAGAGCGGGCGCACTTCCAGACGGTGGAGGACATCACTGGAGTGGCACCGATCGCTGCCTGCCTGCCGACGAAGCCGAGCGCTGACGACGTAGTGCGTCGCTGCGCCGAGCCCCCTGCCGTCATGGGCCGCATCTCGCGCCCGCAGGGGTTCAGCGTCGAACGCATCCTCATCCTCCCAGACACCCACGCCCCGTTTCATGACGAGCGCGCGTGGGCACTCGCGATGAAGGCCGGCAAAGCGTTCCGCCCTGACCGCGTCGTGCACCTGGGTGACCTCTGGGATTTCTATGCGATCTCGTTCCATCCCAAGAGCCCTGAGCGCAAGTCGAACCTGGAGGCGGAGATCGCTTCGGGCTGCGAGCGCTTGGACGAGATGGCTGCCCTCGGGGCGTCTCGGTTGGATATTACGCTCGGCAACCATGAGTATCGGTGGGACCGATACCTGACCCAGAACGCGCCCGACCTGTACAACTTCCTCAAGTTTGGGGACGTGGTGCGGTTTCGCGAGAGGGGCTGGCACGTCACGCCGTACAAGGACCACCTCACGATAGGAAAACTCCATCTAACTCATGAGGTCGGATTCTGCGGCAAGGACGCGCATCGCAAGAGCAGGCAGGAGTTCGAGGGCAACGTGGTGATTGGCCACACCCACGGGCTGAGCAGCGAGTACAAGAGCACGATTCTCGGCTCGTCTCACGTGGGCATCCAGCTCGGATGGCTCGGAGATAAGAGCGCGATCGACTACGCGCACCGTGCGCGGGCTGCGTCCTGGCAGCTCGCATTCGGCGTGGCCTACCACGAGCCGTCGACGGGAAACGTGCACATCCTTCCGACGCCTATCGTCGATTACCGTTGCGTCGTAGAGGGGCAGTTGTTTGAGGCGGGCGAGCGCACCGTCGCGAGGGCCGCATGACCGAAGCGGATACACTCTGGGGCGAGGACGGCTGGCCACGCACGGACGACGTCTACAGCGTGCTCATCGGACCACGCACCGCATACGCGGTGCTGGGTCGCACGGGGCTCTGGGCCGAGGAGCTGGACGAGGGGCGCTGGGAGATCCGCGGCAGGAAGCGCTCGCGTAAGCAGGTGCTCGCCATCGCATGGCGCATGCGCTGGAGCGACCTAGAGGGAGCGGGGTTCGTCGATGGTTGAACTGGTATCCGCCTGGGTCCACGAGTTCGAGGACGATGAGATTCGGAAGCTGGCCGCTGCGATCGAACTCGCGAGGGAGCAGGAGCAGCCGGTGCTGCCCGTGTATATCGCTTCGTTCGGCGGCAACGTCCACGTGCTGATGGCAATGGCCGACCTGATGCAGTCCTCGGGGCTCACCGTGGCGACCGTCGCACTCGGCGCGGCGTATAGCTGCGGGGCCGTCCTGCTGTCTGCGGGCACCCGCGGCCATCGGTTCGTCGGGCCGAACGCGCAGGTGATGGTGCACGATACCTCCGTGCGCGCTCCGATGCAGAAGAACGCCGACACGCAGGTGTGGGCCAAGCAGGTGCAGAACGAGACCGATGCTCTATTCAGCATGCTCGATAAGCACACGAGCAAGCGGCGTGGGTACTGGCGTCGCGAGCTTCAGAAGCGCCAGAACGTCGACATGTATTTCGGTGCGGGTGAGGCCGTGAGGCACGGGCTCGCAGACCACGTCGGCGTCCCTCGGATTACGACTCAGGCTCAACGGAAAGTAACGATCGAATGTCGGTAACCGAGGCACTGGCCCAGTACATCAAAGCCCGTAACGCAGACGCGGGCACGTGGTCCACGTTGCGTGCGCGTGAGGCTGCCGCCGTGGCACTCGCTGAGGCGATGGTGAGGGAACGTGTTCGACGACCTAACGATTGACCTCTCCGTGCTCGCAGACGCCCTCTGCCTCTGCGGCACCGACAGCTGTATGTGCAGACCGACGATCGATTGCTTCCTCACCAACGAGGAACAGTCGGTGCTCGCCTGGTGGAGCGCTTCGATGGTGGAGCGGGGCGTAGGTTAGCAACCCCGCGGCCCCATGAGACCGCGGGTGCGGTTGTCAAAGACCCGTGTTCGATGGCCCCCTAGCTTTACGGCTGGGGGGGGCTTTAGTCGTCCACCGCTCTAAACGACCCACACTCCAAGTCCGACGGCTCCCTGCCGAGTGCCCTACGGAGCCCAGCCAGCACACACTCGACCTGTTGCATGGCGTCCTCCATGCCCCAGGCGACGCCGACGGAGTTCCAGCGGAGGTCGCGCCTGCTCTCGAGCCACCAGCACCACTGGCGTTGGTTACAGGAGGTCACTTGACCACCGCCAGCAGGGATTCGGCAATCGAGAGCCTGAAGCGCAACGACTCCAACTCGTCGAGCAGCGCCGGCAGGGCGTTCCGCATATCGGCGACGAGCCGTGCGTCATGCGCCGCCATCTTGATCTCGTCGTCGTCCCGCGTGTCTTCGGGAACGCGCGCAATCGTTAGACCTCCGACGCCGATGTCGTAGGTGATGTATCCGCCCTCGTCATCGTCGCGTCGGAGTTCCCATGGCCCCGGCGTCGCCTTCGCTTCGAGCTCGCGCAGTCGTTTCACATCCACGCTCACGGCTGCCCCCTCTGCCACTCAATCACCCGCTCCCTCGCGCTCCAGAACGCCTCGTTTGACTCCGTCGTGAGCATGAGCAACGGCGTCACTCCCTCGACTCGGATAGCGCATACGCGGTCTCGGAGACGGGGGAGGAGCTGTTCGACCTGGGCGCGTGGGAGGGATAGCTCGGCGGCGAGCTCGTCGAGGGTCATCGGGCCCTCGGAGAGGAGGGCGAGGATTTCGGGGGCGCGGCTCACCCGACACTCCTAATCGGCCGCTCGGGGTCGTACGCGTAGCCCTGCGCCTGGAGCCACTCCAGGTACGTGGGCGACGGGTCACCCAGGCGGTAGACGCTGTTAAGCGTCCGCGCGAGGCAGCCGTCGACGGACACCACGCGCGAGGTCTCCACCTGCTTGCCGTCGCTCTTCCGGATGCCCACGAGCACGTTGCCGTGGTCGTAGTGCGGCAGGACGAACCAGCAGGAGAGCGTATCCTTCGGCGTCACAGCAGCGACTCCAGCATCGAGAGCACCGCAATCGCGGCAGCCGATGCGACGATGAGGCAGACGGCTAGGATTGTATAGTCCTTGACTCGGTCTAGTGCGCCCTGGAACATCACTCGTCCTCCTCAGGCACTTGAGTCATGAGCGGGCACCCGTGTTCGTGAGGTGGATCGATGCACACTGCCGTCATGCCCTGCAGTCGGCCGCTCAGGTGGAGACGCAGAGACTCATAGAACTCCTCGTGGACCAGGCCGCCTGTGGACACCCACGGCACGTCCTCCTCGGTGTACCACTTGCCTGACTTCTTGAAGAAATGAACCGTCGCCATACTCACTCCCACTCCTTCCCCTGCAGCTTCGCAAGCGCTTGCTGCAGTATCTGGTCGATTCTCGACTTACTGACGCCGAGCATCTTGCCGATCTCCGCCAGCTCGTAGCCCTCCGGCTTCTCCCGTACGAGCTTCAGAACGTGCACCCCGTCGGGCATGCACTTCCGACACGTGTTGTAAGGCCACCGTCTGCCGTGCGGGCAGTTCGGCTTGCCCTGTACCTGAGGCTCGTCGATCTCGGGCAGACACTGCTGCACGGGTATCGGCTTAACCTTCGGTCGTGGGCCGAATCTGGGGGCTACGGCTGCCCCCCGAGGCCCACAGCCGCAGCTCTTGATGTGCCCGCATTTGACCTTGCCGGTCCACGTCAGTTTGCGCTTGCCGCAGTCACACTGAAACCAGGACTTACGACTCCTCGGCACGCGTTCGATGAGCGTCAGCTTCCCGTACCGCGCGCCCGGGGTCATTCGTCCCCAGCTCGGAGCTTCTTGAGTGCGCGGCGCTCTGTGACGAAGACGCCCTGATGCGTCACGTGGAAGTACGGGGCAGCTTCCTGCAGCGATAACGCCCCTCTGCGTCTGACGACCGCTCTAACGTTCTCGCCGTTCGGCAGGCACTCGCGGCAATCGTCGTATGGATACGTGGAGCCGTGGGGGCAGCGCTTGCGGGGGCGGCTCATGCGGCACGTTTGGCGTGATACCTGGCCAGCGCAGCAGCTTTGACCCGCTCTCGGTATGCGGGGTCCGTGGCGTACCGGTTCTTACGCTGCTTGTCGCGATCCTTGTCTCTCGCCGCCGCCTCTGGATAGTCCGTCCGCCAGTCGGACGACTTGACCGACATGCCGCTGTTGAACTCGAACGCGCCGTCTCTGCTCCTCAGTAGTTCGGACTCGTCCCGGCACGCTCTCTCAGCAAACTCCTCCAGAATCCCCTCGTGCAGATCTTCGAATGCCACTGTGATACCTCGCTCGTGTGCGGGTGATTTTGGGGACGCGGCGGGACTCGAACCCGCATTTCCGGCAGCCTGGCCGGCGTCTTACCAACGGCGTGACGTCTAAGCGCCTTTGTTGGACGACGCGTCCCGGAGACGCAGGTCTCTCCCTGCGGTCACGCCTAGCGCTCCGGCGTTCGATTGCTTCTCAAGATCCGTTAATCACGCAGTGGCACGCTCGGGGCGTTATCCGTGCATGAGAGCGAGGGCATGCAAACCCTGCCGCGGCTGGCGCGTAAGCTCTAGAAGGGAATCTTCCCGCCCGTACCGGTGGCCTTCGGTGCCTGCGTGGGCGCTGCGAGCGAAAGCACCGCGCCACGGAAACGATCGCGGAAATCGGCCTTCTTGCCGGGGTCCATGGCCTTCGCTTCCGGCTTGGCGTTCGGGTCGTTCACGAACGCAATCTCGGTGTACGAGCTGTCCTTCTGCTGCCGGACCACGATCTCCACCTCCACACTCCCGAGGCCAGCACCATCGGTAATGTCGCCTCCAGGGAACTCGGCACCCGCGGTGCGGAGCTTCTGCAGCGTGAACTTGATCGCAGCCTCCGAGAGGAAGCCCTTGAACCAGTGCGTCTGGCCCTCGAACTCCCCCTGCACGCAGCGGAACATTACCTCCGCATACGGGGTCTTCTTTTCGTTCGGCAGCTCACCGAGCGAGTACGTGCCTGCGTCTGCGACGCAGATATGACGGCCAACCGGAAGTGTGCTCATTTGCCCTTCTCCTCACTCACCAGAGTCTTTGCATAGTCGACGATGCCCTTGAGGGTGTCGTAATCCTTGGCCTCACGGGCCCGATCTTGTGCAGGCGCTCGCTTGTCTGCGGGCAGCTTGGGGACCAGCGCGGCGAACTCGTTTCGGAGCGCGTCGGACTGCTTGATAGCCTCCTCCAGCGCAGACCATCGGATAGGCATCCGCTCAGGGAGCGCCCACCGAGTGCCCGCGTCGTAGATGGCAGTCCGCGGAGGCTGTGTGTAAATGAACCGCTCGCCCGTCGTCACTGCCCGCACGTCTCCGTCGTCCGTCGTGTGCGTGGCGACGTCAAGCGCGAGATACAGGATACCGTCCGCCCATTCCTTCCAAAACCCGGAAGCGAGCTCGTGCATCTTCGGCTTGTACTGGTCCCAACCCTCCGAGGCGGGGTCGTTGAACTTCTTTACGTGCGCGTGGGCGAGCAAGCAGATGCTCATGCGGCGCTTGTTGTTCAGCGTATCGAGCCTCGCCGCGAGTCCACGGAACTCTTCGACCGCCTTCTTATAGCCCGCACCGTAGCCGTCGAACGCGGTCACGATGCTCGTCGGCTTCTTGCCGGACTTGCTCGCCGGGCTGATGGCGATGATGTGCTCATGCAGCACCGCCTCGAACCAGTCCAGCGTGTCGAGGACGAGCGTCTGATAGTCGTGCGGGGAGGCGATCAGTTCGTCGACCGCGCCGAGCAGGGTGGCCCAGTCACGAATGACGAACCGAGCGACGTCGTATTGCTCCGTCCCCTGCTCCGAGCAGAGGAACAGGGGCTTTGGTGCGCCGGCCGCGAGACCGGACTTGCCGACCTTCGGCAGGCTGTAGACGAACAGTCTGGGCGGGTTCTCGATGCGTCCCCGCGTCACGCTGGCGAGCAGTCCGCCCCCAGGCTTCACAACCGCTACGGCTGCCATATCACGCTGCCTCCTTGGCCTGTCGCGGCCACGCTTTCCACATCGCTTCGATTGCCTTGTGCACCGCGGTGCCGAACGTCGTATTCGTGTCGCCCGAGACCGCCCGATAGCCCTGCTCGTACTGGAAGTGATGGAGCCGACGACATCGGTTGAAGCACTGGCGCCTGCTGTTTGTGAGGAGCCTGCGGCCGGCTGGGATACTGGCCTCCAACTCCTCGTGTATTGATGCCTTGCGGCGGTATAGCGTCACATCGTCGAGCGACGCTTGCCCGAGACATACAGGCAGGAACTCGCAGTTCCGCCCGTATCCGAAACAAGCGTTCTCGTTCGGCGCGTGCAGCTCGTACTGGCGCACGGTGTCCATCAGAATAGAGTCCTTGGACAGGGTCGCGCGGTATGCCTCACGCTCTGACGCGAGACGTAGCACTTCCATTCTCTGGAACAGCTTCTCGGGGCTCTCTTCGATCGCCTGGCAGATGCGCGCTCGGTAGTCCTCTGGGCGCTCGTCCTCCGCACGCTGGGTGGCGTACAGCTGTCCGTCGCCCTTGCGATACTTTCGCTGCTCCGGCGGGGTGGCTTCGTACGGGTCGAGCGCCGGCTTGAACAGCACGTCAAACACGAACCTCTGGAGGTCGAACCCGAGCGACCCCGCCCCTTCCATGTACTGCGTGGCCTGGGCGTTCATGCCGAGACGGGTGCGGAACGATGAGGGGGACTCGCTTGAGGTCTTGTGGTCGAAGCCTGTGAGGATTCCGTTCCAGCGGGCGACCAGATCGATCTTGCCGCTTAGGAGCCACTCGGGGTCTTCGGTGCCGTCTGGGTGGATGAGGGGGGCCACGAACTCGCGTTCGACTGCGATGACCTCTACGTCCTCAGTCTCCCAGACCGTGTGGTACCCGATGACCATTGCCTGCGCGCGGGCCAGTGCGTACGGGTCTGGGAGGGTGAGTGCCTGGAGGGCGGCGGAGAGGGGGTTAGCGCTCACGGAGGGTGTAAACCGTGGCCGCTTCAGTGACGACCATGCATTCGGACTTCAGGATGTAGAATCGTTCGCCCACTTCCTGAAGTGCCGCGTCCTTCGCCGCGATGACTGCTTCGTTGTGCGTCTTGAACGGCCCGTTCCAAGTGGAGTTGCTCTGCTTCCAAACGAGCCAGAATGCGATGTAGTCTGGGCTTCCGCTCATCCCTCCCCCTTCCACGGATTCGGGTGTTTATGCGGGCAGAGCTTCACTTCCCCTCCCTCGCCCGGAGCATGGCGTCGGCAACCAGGTAGGCCTCACGGGCAAACGCGTCGACATTGTCCTGGCGGCCGAAACAGAGACCGGTGAGCGCCGCCATCGCGAACCGGTCCCTGAGCTCGCGACGCTCGGCATCGTTGCGGGCCTCAATCGCCTGCACGTTCACCATCACGCCCCCTCCTCAACCAGCTCAGGCTCCACGGTCACGACGCGGAGGTGCGTGGGCCGGAACGAGGACTCGGCCAGGTCGTTCAGCAGCACCTCAAGAGCGAGTCGGGCCTGCGAGCTAGAGAAGTCCGTACCGATCTCACGGATAGCGAGGATGCGGCGCGCCGAGCGGCTCCAGGCTTCGTGCGTGGCGCGCATCTCTCGGTTTTCCGAGAGCGCACGGCGGAGGGTCTCGCGTTCACGCGGCGACATCGCACACCTCCACCGGATAGAACAGCGACACCACGCGCGAGCACGCCCTCTGAATCATGCGCTCAGCCGCGAACAACCGATCGCTGTTGCCGTGCAGGAGTTCCATATCGTACGTCTGCTGCGCGGCAGCCCAGAGCACGATCGCGTCCATCTGTTCCTCGGTGTATCTACGGGTTTCCGTGGTCATGCTGCCTCCTCCGTCGCTGCCGCTGCTACTGCCAGTGCTTCGATGCAGTCCACGCAGTACGTCTGCCGCGGGCTCCATCCGTGGTAGTTGACCGTCACCGTCCTGCGCGATTGCTCGCCACAGATACGGCACTCGTTCGCGTCTCTTGGGTCCTCGTGGGACTGCGGTTCCAGGTTCATGGCCCGTACCACCTGAGAGCCGCGCAGAGCGACTCCTCGCTAATGATTCCTTGGTCGTAGGCTTCAAGCAGGCGAATCAGACGCATGCTCGTCCACCATGGGTAGATGCTGGTCACTGGAACCGCCTTTCAAGCGTCAGGTGAACGTTCATCGGCACCGGAGCGCCGTGGATCTGCTGGATACGCACGTCACCGCGCGCTCGCTTCGTGTCGCGAATCTCGTAGACCGCGAGCAGTTTTCCTGCGCGGCCGATGCCCATAAGGCGTCGGCGCGAGCCGTAACCGGTCGTCATCCACGGCCCGAGAATCATCTCCACAACACCGACGTGGTTGCAGAGCGAGTCGTAGATATTGACGCTCTGCACGCTCTCTTCCGCCAGAGAGGCGACGCGCGTTGCAGCGTCCGCGTCGGCGATCTGCCGGCGAAGCATCGCGGCCTCCGCGTCCGCCTTATCCGCCTCTGCACGGAGAGCGCGCGCACGACCCTCCGCTGCGTGCATGCGCTCTACGAGCTGGCTCACGCCGCCACCTCCGGGCTATGCGCGTATCGGTGCGCGTGGTATTCCTCGTCGTCGAACTGCAAGCTCTCGAACTCGGCTTCGATGTCGCACGCGCAATCAAGCGGCATCGCCTGGCAGTGACGGCACAGGCGCACGTCACACGCGCCCACCGCTTCGAACGCCTCATCGAGCGGCAGTTCGATTACGCACCAGTAGCGATTGATGTAGTCGACAACGACCGCGCCGGGTTCCAGGTGGGCGATCTCGATCTCAACCAGAGCCGTCTCGTTGGCGATGTCGGTGATAACCACAGCCCCGCTCCCTGCTCCGTCGCGGCACCGCGCCGTCGACGATTCAAGTGATAGCTATGTCTATCGAACCGCGCAAGGGGCGTTCATGAAAAAAGTTATGACCCGCCGGGACATAGTCTGGCCGTGCCTAATGGGCACGACTGGACCGGCCGTCACTCTGATGTAACTTGACGTAGATCGTCCGAAGCACGAGGCGGTCGGAGGGGGGACTATGGATCAGGGACTATTTCAAAAAGCCCTAGAAGACGCACGAGCGCTAGGCGCCGACGTCTATGAGGTCCAGGACCTCCGCTCGAGTGCCGAGGCGGCCAGAGTGGCCGGCCGCTGGCGTATCTACCTACGTGCGGGGCTCGGGCGGGAGCGTGCTGCGGTCCTCGTCCACATGCTCCGGGTCGTTTTCGGGGACGGGGAGCTCCAGCAGCCTGAGGTTCGGCCGACTGGGCGAGCTCGGAGCGGCGTTCGGAGTGCTGTGTGCCTCGACGAGCGGCCGTCCTCCACGCGTCTCAAGGCGACCGCGCTCGTGGAGCCTGATGAGGTCGTCAAGGTAGAGCGCCCAGGCGACCACCGACTGGTCGCCCTCAAAGCGATGAACTGACTCGAACGCCTCACGCACCGGCGCGGGGGCTCGCTCGAACTCAGGCGTCTCCATAACGAGACGCTTGTTGCGGTTCGCGCCCTCGTCCTTGGCCCTACCTAGGACTACGTCCAGCGAGACGTTGCGGTAGCTGGCCACGCCGTCCAACAGTGAGATCCCGGCGCCCGACTTGCCGTTGAGGAAATTGGAAAGCGTGGGTTGCTTGACGTCGAATTCGACGGCTGCGGCGCTCACGTTCCCCTTAAAGTCCTGCTCAACGATGGCGCGGATGTAGTCCCGAGCCGCCTCGTTGCGTTGCTCGTCTAGGCTCTTACGGCCGCGGCGCATGGTGGTGTCCACTGTATCCATTCGGGTCATTGATGTTGCTATTACTTGGACCCCTTGCGCGCGTCCGAGGCAGTAGCTATAGCTATGAACATGAGGACGAAGCGTCGCCCCGCCTACGAGCGAGGGCATATTGGAGACCGGCTCAAGAGTTGGCGCATGGCCGCAAGCATTAGCCAGCGAGTTGCGGCCGAAAAGCTCGGCGTATCCCAACCACTCTGGAGTGAGTGGGAACATGGGACGCGGACACCTGGGGACTCGTTGCAGAAGGCCATCGAGGTTCTCACGGGTGGAGCGATCCCAGCAGTGGACTGGGAGGCAAAGGGGCAGCAGGCCGCGTAACTGATGCCGGTGGTGGCTCGGCCATTCACCCGCGCCGCGCAACCGTAAAAAACGAAAGCGCCCGCTCGGGGCGCCCTACCGGAGGTTTGTCTCATGCGTCTCTATCTCTGGCTCTGTGCACGTCATGTCGTTGATGCGGTGCTTGCTGCACACGACGTCCTCGAAACGGCGAAGGCCGCTAAGCGGCCCTCGCTCTCTATCTAACGCGTTCACCCTCGGGAGTAGCAGTCTCATGGCGACCCAGAATGCGAGCGAGCGGACGTACGCGCCAGTTGCGCGAACGAGCGCGTCTGCAACGCGTCAGCTGTTCAGTAATGAACCAGACGCCGAAGTTCTCTCCGTTGCAATGGAGGAAACCGGCACGTCACAGGTCGAAGTCGCGGCAGCGTGGGGCGTGTCTCGCGTGGCCGTCCAGCACGTGCTCGCGGGGCGCGATGCTCTGAGCGCTGCGCGTGTGAGGGCACTCCCTGCGGCTGTGCGCCGTCGCTACTACCAGCTGCAGCTCGAAGACCTCGACGCCGAAGAAGGCTCTGTGGTGAGTGTGACGGTGGAGCGCCAGGCTCTGAAGCTCGCGCGCGTCGTGGGCGAGTTCGTGGGCGCGGTCGAGAGTGCCACGGACGATGGTGTGGTGACGGCTCAGGAGCGCCTGGATTTGCGCCGCTGTTTGGTCCGCGTGGGCGAGACGGTGGTGGCTGTGGAGAGGGGGTTGATGTGATGGCGTCTGGCACCTGGACCCTCGACTGCATTCGCTCGCTCCGGGCGATCAACAACTGGGACGACGACTCCGTGCGCGTGCTGCTCGATGGGCTGGAGGAGGTGGTGAGGGAGAGGGAACACGCTGCACAGGCACTCGCCGAGGCCACGCAGGTGGCGTTGGAGGCGTGTGATAGCGCCGACGAAAACGCCTCCCTCGTGCACCTCGCGATGGAGACGGGGCTCGCGGAGTGTGAGCGGTGGCGCGACCTCTACGAACGCGGCGTGAAGCACCAGCAGTGGATGGAGCTCGTGAAAGACAGCATCACGCGCGAACGTAACAACCTCCGTGATGAGGTCGAGCAGCTTCGTGGTGCGGCAAGGCTCAACGATGCGGCTTGGCAGGACACGTACGCGAAGGCGTGCCGTGATCTCAAATCGACGCGCGCCGAGCTGGCGCGGGTGAGGGAGGCGGGGAGCGCCGTGTTGAAGGCACACGACGACGTCTCGTGGGAGCGATTCCCTCGCTCGCTGGACCTGCTCCGCGCCGCGCTGGGGGGTGGGGCGTGAACAGCATCACTAGCTGTCCTCACAACCACTTCGAATGCTTTCGGTGCGCGTCCGACCGCATGGAACGCGAACTCACCGTCGCACGCGCCGAGCGAGACCTTCTGCGCGCAAACCTGGCGGAGTGCCGCGAGTTACTGGCGACAGCAGCAGACCACCTGGAGATGTCGATCGACGCGCTCGCCTCTGAAGACCAGGAGGCGGCTGAAGACGAGCGTTGCTTCATCGCGGAGTGCCGCTCCGCCCTCGCCTCCGATGACGCGAAAGGGGGTGGGTGATGGGCGATTATGGGGCCTGGAAAACGAGTGTGTTGCAGACGGAGAACGACCGCCTCCGCGCCGAACTCGCGGCTGTGCGGGGCGAACTTGAGGTCACGAAGGAGTCGTTCGAGCGGGCCGTCGTGGACGCGGCACATATCAACTCGGCCCTCGCCCGCGTCACGGCCGAGAGGGATGAGGCGAGGCGGAAAGCGTTGGAAGAGGCGGCGCGCTGGATTGAAAGCAGCCCGTGGCCATGCACCGGTCGAGAATATGCAGACCGCATCCGCGCGCTCGCCGCGAAGGAGGGGTGATGTTCCCACTCTGCTCAGTGAGAACAGACGACGGCCACCGTTATGACGTCTACCCGATGACCGACGACTGCCTAGTTATCGGTCGGGGGCAGCGCACCGTCAGCATACCGTTCGAGCGCGCTATTCGCTCACGTCACAGTTGGATCCGAGCCGCGGCCATCGTCAGCCGTGGGTTCGGTGGGATTTACAACGAGATGGGAGAGCTACGCAGATGAACTGGGACTCACTCTCCGCCGCAGACCGTGACAGCCTGCTCGATTACGTCGACGGCAACACCACTGCAGACGTGGTCGTGGCGGTAGCCCGCGCCGCTGGGTTGCCGGACCTCGATATGGAGCTTGCGGTGCTTCAGCGCTGCGAGTGGGCGCTGGAATACGCCCAGAGAAACCTCGCGAATAAGGTCGTCCGCCGGCTGGAGGTTCGCGAGCGCCGCGTGACGCTGACGCCGGAGGAGCTTGGGGAACTGTATGCGGTGCGGGGGATGCGGTGACGGTCTCGGAGTTCGTGCTGGAGTGCTTCGCTGAGGCGGCACATTTTGGACGTCGCAGTCTCTGGATTCGCGGTCAGCATGAAGAAGCTGGTGAGCTATCCTTCGGTTTCAGAATCGATGGTACACCCACCTATGTGACAGATACCAGTATGCGTCGCAAAGGGCGTTCATATGGAACCACACAGCCACGCAAGCCATATGAGCGCAAAGGTCCGCGCAAGAACTACGACCTCAAGGAAGGGCCGCCATCGCACAAGGGTCGCAAGCTCGTGCGCACGACGGCGGCCATGATTCGCCGCGATTATGGTGCGGGGCATTCGTTGCGAAAGATCGCTCTCAGGTACGGCATCTCTAAGTCACAGGTCCATAACGTCGTTTCGGGGAGGCATCATGTCATCTGAGGTGAGGGTGCAGTGGGACCACGAGCAGCGTTGGGCGGAGGATCCCAATCCGGAAGCGACAACGCGTTACAAGTCGCTGCGATGGACGACGGCACATCGACCTCACGCCATGGCCATTCTTTGGCACTGGCGCTCCCTCGGCCACACCGCCCGCCTGGTGCGCGTCCGTGGCTAACCGATTCGTCATCCGGTGCCGTGTCGAGGGCGTTGCGGTCCTCTGGCCAGGCATCAACCGCCAGTGGGCACACGAACTCAAGGACGCCGAAACCATGGACCGCGCGCCGGCTCTAGCCCTCGCGTCTTATCTGGAGGCGTGCGGGTTTCAGCCGGAGGTAAAGCGCCGTGGCTGACACTCTCCCCGAGGCGCTTGCTGCGCTGGTGCGGTGTGTGGTGCGCGAGACGATTCAGGAACTGCACAGTCAGCGTCCGGCCGAACACTACACCTCATCATCTCCGCCTCCTGGCATCACGCGCCGCCGCTTCAACGCGCGGTGCAAGTCCATCCCTGAGGCTCGGCTGGACGGCAAGGTCTGGGTCGTACCGGTCGAGGCATATCAGCGCAGCCTTAAGCGCCCCATTGCGCGCGCGAAGCCGCAAGCGATCGATCCGATTGAGCTGCTGCGTGCGTCAGGAATGAAGTTCAAGAGGTAATCCCATGGGCAGGCCGGCAAAGGGTTCTCTGCAGTTTGAGGGTGGGCGGTGGAAGGCGCGCGTCTCCGTGCCCAACAGCAAGCGCCGGCCGTGGGTCAAACTCCCTTTCGGCCTCACTGAAGCACAGGCGCGAGAGCAGGCGGAGATCGTCTCCCGTCTCGTGCGTGAGCGCGGCGTTGAGTTCCTCGACGAGCCTGCACAGGTCGATGGCGACTCCGTCCGTGCGTATGCGATCGACTGGGTGAAGGACCGCAAGGAGCGCAAGCTTGCCTCCGCTGGCGATGATGCCGTGCGCCTCGCGCGTCACGTGCTCCCGGTGGTCCTGCGCGACGGGTCCAAGTTCGGTGACCGCGTGATGCGTGCGGTGTCAAAGGACGACCTGCGCGACGTCGTGAACGCGCTCGACGAGAAGGCGCGTGCAGGCTCGTACACAGACCACGAGGGCAAGCGCCGCAGCTTCGGGTGGAAGACCGCGATCCTCGCGTGGTCGAACGCGTCGCAGATGTTCTCGGACGCGTGCAAGTCGAAGGTCGCACGGTTGCGTGTCCGCGATGACAACCCGGCCGAAGGCGTTGCTGGTCCTGACCGCGGCGTGAAGAAGGCCAAGAACTATCTCTACCCGTCCGAGTTCGTTCGGCTCGTTCACTGCTCACGCATCGGCATCCGGTGGCGTCGCCTCTACGCGGTGGCGGTCTACACATACGTGCGCGCTGGTGAGCTCGAGGGCATCGAGTGCACGGACGTAGACCACGAGCACGGGGTCATCCACGTGCACCAAGCAGTGGACCGCGTGCGCAATCGCGGCACCGTGCAGGCCACGAAGACGAAAGCCTCGCGACGCGTTCCGATCGAACCTGCCGTCGCTCCGCTGCTCCGCATGCTGACGCGTGGTCGTCGCGGTCGCCTCATCGAGGCGATGCCGTCCCCCGGCATCCTCTCCGAGTACCTGCGTCGTCACCTGCGGCTCGCGGGTGTGTCGCGTTCGGATCTGTTTGCTGCGTCGACGACGCGCAAGCCGATCACGTTCCACGACCTGCGCGCGACGGGCATCACGTGGTGCGCCATCCGGGGGGACGACTCCCGCAAGCTTCAGCGTCGAGCGGGTCACGAAGACCCACGCACGACGGAAATCTACATCCGTGAGGCCGAGAACCTGACCGCCGGCTTCGGTCAAGTGTTCCCCCAGCTGCCTCGCGTTCTGTCTGACGAATCGTCCGGCGACGACGCAATCGACGAGAATTCAGGAGGTATTTTGGTGGGCGTTACAGGATTTGAATCTGCGCAGCGTGGTTCGCTACGGCAGAAACCTGCAGCAATCGCGGGGTCGTTGGAACCAGATCCGACCCTTCCGGCACGTATCGTCCGGGGTTCTGTCTTGCCTCAGGACAATACCGCGGCGGTGGCTGAGGCCGTCCTGGCTGCGGCTGACGCTGTGCTCCGTGGCGGAGACTACACGGTCGAGTTCATGCATGCCGCCGAGCTGCTCGGGGGCGGGGCGTGACCGCCGCGTTCTGGTCGCGCGTTCGGGTGGGTGAACCTGACGAGTGCTGGCCTTGGCTCGGCTGCACGAGAGGCAAGACCGGGTACGGGGCGGTTGGCAGCAAGGGCAAGGTACGCAGCACGCATCGAGTGGCGTACGAGCTGGTCAACGGTCCCATCCCTCCGGGCCTGCTCGTTCGGCATCGATGCGACAACCGCATCTGCTGCAACCCAGCGCACCTGGAACTCGGCACGCACAAGCAGAACCACACTGACATGGTGGAGCGCGGTCGCGCGCCCGTGCAGTCCGGACCGAAGCCTCCGCACCGCAGCGGAGAGACGCACGGCCAAGCGCGTCTGACGCAGGCGCAGGTCGATGAGATCCGACGTCGCGCAGCCAAAGGCGAGACGGACACGGCGCTCGCTCGCGAGTTTGGGGTAGGGCGCACGGCCATCAACCGCATCCGCCACGGCGTTCGCTGGCGCACGGAGGCCGCATGACCCGCGGCACCACGAACGGGCTCACGTGGGAGTTCACTGAGTACCTGGACGGACGCCCCGCCGTGACCGTCACCGTCGACAACGACGACGGCACCCGCGCGGTCTTCGCGCCGCAGGAACTGCCCGCAGCGATCTCCGCCCTCCGTGCCGCCCTCCGTGCGGACAGGGAACAGAGGACGGTGGGGTGGCGTGCTCGGTGCGGCTGCGGGTGGTCGCAACCGAAGGTGAAGGACTACTTCGAGGCTTGTGAGCAGGCGGGGGCTCACTGGTCATCGACGCGCTGTCGGCACACGTCGACCGTCGTCCGCCTCCTCCGCCGTCGCGCTCGTTAGTTCGCACTCTAGCAACACAGTAAACAACCAGATCGGAGGTGACTCTTGGCTGACTACAAGCCCGGGGAGTGGGTCGTTGTGTGCTTCGATTCGAACGAGCACAGCGTGCAGGTTCTCGGGGGACCAGCCTGGGGCTTTTACGCATGCACGCCGGTTCCAGGCGTAGACCCATATACGTGTGATGATGCGGATTCACAGGCGTACGGGATGCCTGTCAGCACTCGGTTCGAGTTGATTGCTGATAAGTTCGTGCTTCGCCGCACAGAGCCCCCAGCGTCTCGGAGCAACAGAGCGTCTGGCGGACGCTGCCTGGCCCGCAATTGTGGTGAGTGGAACTCGTATCAGGATGGCGACTTCGTTTGCTACCGGTGTCGCAGTGAGGGGAGGAGATGTGCATGAGACAGTCGGTGTTCTGGGCGATCGGCGTACTCATCAACGTTGCGGTGATTGCTTGCTACGGACTCGATAGCGCGGCGATCCCGCAGTTGATTCTTGCCGGCGTGGGCTGCCTGATGTTCGGCATCTCTCTGGAGCGTGGCGCATGACCCCCACCGAATACGTCCTCAAGTTCACCCAAGCGTTCAAGCAGCACATCGGCACCGAGCCCGCACTCCCGCCCGATGACGTTCTTAGGCTCCGGATGCGTCTGTTGGCGGAGGAGTTCTTTGAGGCGCTGTATGCAGTGTACGGGCGCGGCGCATGTCTCGACATTAGCGAGACGGAACTGATGGTCGATATTAGCACGCTACCTGTCCGAGCCTCCCTCCCAGACCTCGCCGACGCACTCGCAGACATGGACTACGTCGCACGCGGCACCGCACTCGCCTGCGGGTACGACTACGACGCTGTCCTCATGGAGGTGTGTCGATCGAACGACACGAAGCTCGCGGGCTCCTGGGTCGATGAGACCGGGAAAGTAAGGAAGGGGGCGGGGTATCAGCCGCCGAACGTCTGCCGCGCGATGGGCATGCATCCGCTTGAGCGTGCGCGTTTGCGCGAACTGCTCGAAACCACCGACGATGAGATTCCGCGGGGTGAGCGGTGAGCTTCAGAGTTCAGCACGTATCCGACTCGTTCCACTGCCTGCGCGAGTCCGCAGATGACGAATACGACGTCACCATCACGGACCCGCCGTACAACGACCACGTGCACTCAAACATGATGAGCGGCACGACGTTCAAGCAGTACGTGGACGGCATCCGTAAGGAGTCCGGCGTCCCTAAGGTCGAGTCCAAGTTCGCGGCGCTCGCCGGCTACGAGTTCGCACTCGACCTGATTCGTGTCTCGCGTCGGTGGGCGCTCTCATTCTGCGCACTCGAGGACTTCGGTGCGTACCGAGCGACGGTGGGCCAGAAGCGATACGCACGCAGCGCTGTTTGGTACAAGCCGAACTCGATGGGGCAGCTTACGGGCGACCGTCCCGCAGCGGCCTACGAGGGCATCGCGGTTATGCATCGCGAGGGCAAGAAACGCTGGAACGGTCGTGGCTCGTACGGGATCTGGAAGTGCAACGGCACCCGAGGCGAGAAGGGTCGGCACCCGAATCAGAAGCCGCTGTCGCTGTGTCTGATGCTGGTGGCCAAGTTCAGCGAGCGAGGCGAGACGGTGTTTGACCCGTTCTGCGGCAGCGGTCGAATCGGAGAGGCTGCACTGCTTCTCGGTCGGCAGTACGTCGGGTGGGACTCCGACGCTGACTGGGTGGCTCGGGCCACTGAGCGACTGGCGGCCGTAGTCCCTGGTTCGATGAGTGACGAGCAGGCAATCACGCTGTGCTCAATGAAGGAGGCAGCATGACCCCCGGCCGTATCGAACAGCGCATCATCTACGAGCTTGCGGACGTGTTGAGAGACCCGTCCACACTCGACCCGTTCACGCAGGCCTGCATTGCACGCATTCGAGAGCGTGAGGGTGCGGCGGCGTTCATGGCGATCGTCCACCGGCTCATGCAAGGCCAGCAGGAATACGGGCAGCTCTCTCGCTTCGTCGGTCCTGGCAGCCAGCAGCCGCTCGACTGGGAGAAGGAGATCGACCAGGAGGTAATCGACGCCGTTCTCTACCGGCTCATAAGCAGGGCGCTCCGTGACGCGCGTGGCGAACGCGTTGCGGACGAAATCGTGACGCTCGGGCAGGAGATCAACCCGAGTGGGTACGACCCGGAGGCTGCATGAGCGCCAAGCAAGTCGCAGCCCGCGTCATTCTTGCGTCGCTCCTCCTGCCTGCCGGCGTGGCCCTCGGTGTTGCCGTATCCAAGGAGCCGCTGGCTGTTCTCGGCGCCCTAGCGCTCTGTGGGTGGGTGCTCGCCGTGGTCTGGGCGGCAGTGGTGGTCGAATGAAACTCCTCCACCTCTCAGACACCCACGGTCGACACTCGCAGCCGTTCCCCGAGGCGGAGGCAATCCTGCACACGGGTGACCTTCTGCCCAACAAGACGCGCGGCAACCGGCATATCGAACCCGGCTACCAGGAGCACTGGCTTCGGTCTGTGTTGCCGACTCTCATCACCTGGACCGCCGGACGGCCGTTCCTGTTCATGCCCGGCAATCACGACTTCTTCGACCCGTGCCCGATTATGCGTCGGGCAGGCATCGAGGCGCACAACCTCTGGGAGGACGGACCGAAGACCATCGACGGCGTTCGATTCGCTGGCGTGCCTCACGTCCCATGGTTCGGTGGGGACTGGAACCACGAGGCGCCTGAGGCGGAGATCGAACACCACCTATCGCTGCTCCCCAGCGTCGACGTGCTCGTTACGCACTGCCCGCCGCATGGCGTGCTCGATAACGCGCTCGCTCCGTTCGGGCGCTCGAACGCCATCGGAAGCCGAGCGATTCGTGAGTACGTCGATTCTCGCAACCCGACCTGGCACCTGTTCGGCCACTGCCACGAGCAGGGCGGAGCGAGTCACGAGGGCGGTGGCACTCGGTTCGTCAACGGCGCCTGTCACGCCGCGGTCCACACGCTGTGACCCGCACCCTGCGGCCGTATCAGGAGCGCGCGGTTAGAGAACTCAGAGCCAGTATCAGCCGGGGGCACAAGCGCGTACTCCTCGTGCTCCCGACCGGTGGGGGCAAGACCGTGCTGGCGCTCGCGATCGCTGGCGGACACATCGCGCAGGGCGGACGCGTCCTCTTCCTCTGCCACCGTGACGAGCTGGTGAGGCAATCGGTTCGCACCTTTATCGAAGGTGGCATTCCGAGCGTTAGGGTCATCAAAGCCGACCGCGTGACCGGGCCTGAGGATGCTGCGATTACGGTCGCCAGCATACCCACACTAACTACGGACAGGTGGCTTGCGAAGCTGCCGCCTGCGACGCTGGTTATCTTCGACGAGAGTCAGCACGTTGCCTGTAAATCTTGGGCCGCACTCGCATCGGCCTACTCAGATGCATTCGTAATCGGTCTGTCGGCCACTCCGATGCGCGCCGACGGCAAGCCGCTCGGGGACATCTATCAGGACCTCGTGGTGGTCTCCACCGTCCGCGAGCTCACCGACCTCGGCTGGCTCGTCCCGTGTCAGGTGTTCGCGCCGCCCGAGTATCAGACCGGACTCGCCGCAGACCCCGTCGACGCATACGAGCAGCACGCGCGTGGCCGTCGAACGATCATCTTTAACTCCACCGTAGAGCACGCCACCGACGTCGCCCGTCGGCTCACCGAGCGCGGACACCCTGCAGCCGTCGTGCATGGCGGACTCTCGGGTCACACGCGCGCGGCCACGCTCGAGCGATTCCGACAGGGCGACCTGCGCGTGGTGACGAACGTCGCAGTCCTTACCGAAGGGTTCGATGACCCTGGCGTTGAGTGCTGTGTGTTAGCCAGAGCCTGTGACCACGCAGGGTTGTACCTGCAAATCATCGGTCGCATTCTCAGACCCGCGCCGGATAAGCACCTGGCGACACTCATCGACCTGCGTGGCGCGGTGCACCGTCACGGGTTACCGGATGCCGACCGCGTATACTCACTCGACGGAGACGCGATACGGCTGGCCCCAGGGCTCCCGCCCCTGAAGCAGTGCAAGCGTTGCGGGTATGTCGGCACGCAGTGGGCCGAGTGTCCTGCATGCGGACATAAGCAGTCGAGCCCGAAGCCGATCGAAGTTCGTAGGGCGGAACTGAAACAGGTATTCGCCGCGCACGACGATGACCAGCGCGCAGCGTACTGGGTGAAGTTGCAGGGCATCGCAGCAGAGCGCGGTTACGCGTCAGGGTGGTGCCACCATATGTACGTTGCGCGCTACGGCCAGAGGAGAGAGTAGAGATGTATCACGTGTATATGGTGACTCGCGCAGGTTCGTCCAAAGCCTACGTCGGGAAAGCTAAGGACGTGCTGCGCCGCTGGCATGCACACGTCTATCGCGCCAGCATCGGATGCGGCGATGCGCTTTACGCTGCCATTCGCAAGTACGGACGGGATGCGTTCAATGTGCAGGTGCTACAGACCTATGCGACGGAGGTTGATGCCTTCGACGGCGAACGATTCTGGACTGGGGTACTCGGCACCATCGCGCCATATGGATACAATATAAAGCTCGGCGGCCGTGGCGGATGGAGCCATGCGCCGGAGTCTCGCGAGAAAATTGCCGCCAAGGGGCGTGGTCGGGTCCCCAGCAATGCTGCTAGGGCTAAACTGTCTGCGGCCCTGAAGGGTCGAAAGCCGTCGCCAGAGGCGATGCGGCGAGCGCGCGAAGTAAGGACCGGCAAGCAGCACACGGCCGAGGCCAAAGCAAAGATGTCGGCCGCGCAACGCGGTCGCAGCAGGCGCCCATTCGCACAGAAGGCGTCTGCGTGATGGCCGAAAGAGACATCCAGTGGGCCATTCGGGTGGCGCTCGGCAAGGACCCCCGTGTCGTCCTGTGGCGTAACAACACGGGGACCGCAGAGCGTGACGGCGCGCGCATCCGATACGGCCTCTGCGTCGGCAGCAGCGACCTGATTGGCATCCTGCGCACCACGGGTCGCTTTATCGCACTCGAGGTCAAGACCAACAAGGGTCGAGTGTCCGAGGAGCAGACCCAGTTCTTGGACCTCGTGCGCTCATGCGGTGGGTTCGCGTGCATCGTGCGCTCCGTGGATGAAGCCTGCCAAGCCGTCGACCGAGCCTGCGGGGGGGCCAGTGAATAACCCCGCCCGCCTAACCACGTGGCCGTCGCTGACGAACACCGCTGGTACGTCCGTCGAGACGACCTGGGACGAGTGGTTCGCAGCGCTCGCCCAGCCGGCGCGCTTCCGCGGCTCACTGAGCCAGCCCGGGTGGTCGGCTGGCATCTTCGAGCCGTGCAAGCGGCTGGCAGAGAACTGCGTGGGCATGAGCGCGCTCGTGCTCGACTACGACGAGGGCTATGAGATCCAGTCCGTCCTGGACCACTGGTCCGAGTGGTACGGTCTGCTGCATACAACCCGCAGGCACACGCCAGAGACGCCGCGGTTCCGTGTCGTCCTGCCGCTCTCGCGTATCGTCACCCCGGACGAGTACACGGCGATCTGGCAGTGGGCCGAGTCGGTCGCAGCATCTGCCGGTCACATCATCGATCCTCAAGCCAAAGACCCGTCTCGCTTCTGGTTTACGACGGGCGGCGACAACTTCGAGTCCCACCGCCTCACCGGCTCACAGCTGCTCGACCCGGAGCCCATTCTGGCGAGCGCCCAGCCGCAGACACTCTCCCTCGTCCCGAAGCCTGCCCCGGCCCCCGTCCACCAGCCTACCCACATTCTGGAGAAGCGCGCGATCGCATATCTCAAGAGCTGTCCCGCGGCCATTAGTGGTCAGGGGGGACACGACGCCACGTGGCGTGCAGCTCTTGCCGTGGTGCGTGGGTTCAAGCTCGATCGCGATACCGCGTTCCGAGTCCTCTGGACGCATTACAACCTACGCTGCCAGCCTCCGTGGTCCGAGAAGGAGCTCCGCCACAAGGTCGAGTCCGCCGACCGCGATGCGTCCGTCCCGTGGGGATATCTCGCAGACGCGGACCGTACGCCCAAGCAGTTCATGGGCGGCACGGGCACCGACGGTCCGGTCGCTATGGCCACCCCGCAGTCGTCGCCCAGGCCCAGCGTTCTGTTCAAGCTCGGAGACCACGTGGAGCTTGCAGCGCATACGCTGCGTGCGCTCGAGACGTCGCCACTGACGTACGACTCCGGCGCTCACTGGCGGTACGTGCCTGAGTTTGGGTACTGGCAGCTGCTGCCTGAGGAGGCGGTCGAGGCCACCGTCGCAGCGTTCTCCGGGTGCTGGATCGAGAGCGGCGAGAAGATGAAGCCACTCGGCATCAGCGCAGGCACGTGCCAGGGGGTCGCTCGCATCGTCCGCAACACGCTGAACACGAGACCTGAGCGAGTGCAGTTCAAGGACGCCCAGCGCGGCATCGCGTTCCGCAACGGCTTCGTGACGGTCAAGGACGGCAACGTGCACATCGAGCCGCACTCGCCCGAGCATCTGGCTCGCGCGGGGCTCTCGTTCGACTACGACCCGACGCTCAAGCATCCCCGAATGGATGCGTTCTTTGCGGACATCTTCGAAGGCTGCTCAGACGCCGCAGAGCGTGTGCAGCTGATCCAGGAGTTCATCGGGGCGTCCCTACTCGGCATGGCGACCGAGTTCCAGAGATGCCTGGTGCTGTTCGGCACAGGCAGCAACGGCAAGTCTCAGGTCATCGATATCATGCGGTCGGTGTTCCCGGACGGGACGGCTGTCTCGGTCGCGCCGCAGCACTGGGAGGAACGGTTCCGACTGCAGATGCTTGTGGGCGCTCTGGTCAATTTCGTGTCCGAGATGCCGGCCAAGGAGATCGCCAGCAGTGAGACGTTCAAGGGTGTCGTTGTGGGGGACGAGCTCGCGGCGGAACGCAAGAACAAGGACGCGTTCAATTTCGTCCCCATCGCAGGGCACATGTTCGCGGCGAACAAGATGCCGACGGCTAGCGACATCAGCGCCGGGTTCTTCCGCCGCTACGTCATCCTGCCGCTGACCAAGGTCTACCCGGACAGCGGGCCAGGCGTCACGCGCAACATCGGCAAGAGCATCGGGGCGGAGGAGCGTCAGGCGATTGCAGCGTGGGCCGTCCAGGGGGCCGCACGGGTGCAGGCCAGAGGTGGATACGAGTCTCCTGTCACGTCGATCGAACTGCTGAAAGAGTGGAGAGTGGAGTCGGACTCTGTCGCGATGTTCCTAAACGAGAAATATGAAAAGGGAGAGCGTAGCGACGCTCACTCGTCTGCTAAGGTTGTGTATATCGAATACACAGACTGGTGTCGTGTCTGTGGGTTCAAGCCTGTGCACATTGCAGCGTTCGGGAAGCAGCTAGTCTCACTCGGGTACAGGCGCACGATGGTGAATGGTCGTGCGCGGTACCACCTTATCCCACGAGCTGAGGTGGCCTAGTGGGGGCTAAAGGTGGGGTGCCTGGCTCGGAATTTTCGAATTTGCCGAGGATTCTCAGTAAGTAGTAGCTAGGTGGGTGCGAGGCCCTCAACTTCTTCTACTACAAATTATTTTCTCTCTAGTACCTATTACATATTTCTACCCCTACTCCCCTACCTAAATAAGAGAATAGTAGAGAAATATGAAAAT